CTCGTTCTGCTCCGAGTTTCCGTTCGCGCAGGCTCACCAAATTTTTCTTTCAAAATCCTTAAAATTGGATTTTTCTATAAATAAATGATATAATTTTAATATAAAGATTTAAAAGATTAGGAGAAAACAATAATGAGTGTTATTAGTGCTATATATAAAGCTCCAACAATTACATAGCTAGTTAATGAAAAATCTGGCATATGTATTGTTGGAATTAATTATAATGGAAAAATCTTTAGCGGACGAGCCAAGTTAGCGGAAAGCGATAAAGATTTTTTTTCTGAAAAGGTAGGTAAAACTATCGCTTTATCAAAAGCAAGAATAAATGCTATGCAATATGAAATGAAAAAAACTCGCAAAGAATTACAATATAGATATGACTATTATCAAGAGGCAACAAAATATGAGCGATTAAGTCCTGCGGAAGTTGACCCTACTGGAAACTTTTATTATGCAATTGGACGCTGCTCAGCTCGAATTTCCGCACTTGAAAAAGCATTAAAAACAGAAGAAACTAACTTAAAAACTTACATTAAAAATCAAACTAAGGCGCTCTCGATAGTTAGAAAATTTCGTCAGGGCAATAATAATTAAATCTCCTTCTTTTTTTGTTATATATAAAGAAGAAGGTGGTACATTTTGTTATATTTACTTATAGGTATTCTTATTGGATCGTTGGGTATTCCAATCATTTTGGACTTGAAAGAGCTTATTTCTGTCTTTGTAGAACTCTTAAAAGCGAGATTAAGTATAAAAATAGTAGAGTGTAATGCTAAAATAGATAAATTAAATAACTCTATAAATAAGAGTGTAAAAGTTATAGGATTTACTACTACTACATCAGAAGAGGAAGAGGAAAATTATGAATAAAGATATTCGGTTCTATGATACTTGTTCACTATTGATATGCGGAGAAGGCTTATTCAATAATGATGAAAAATTTATTGTATCATCAATTACTTTTCAGGAATTGGAAAGAATTAAAACCGCTAACAATAAAGATTCAGATATAAAATATTCAGCTAGATTATTGCTACATTTATTTGAAACGCACCCTGATATGTATGAAGTAGTAATCCATCAAACAGATTTTGAAGACTATATTAAAGAAATGTGTCTTGACGTAACGGATGATACAAGGATACTGTCTGATGCAATTTGGTATAATAATAATAAAAGAGTGGATGAAGTCATCTTTGTAACAAATGATTTAAGCCTAAAGCATATTGCAAATCTATTCTTCGGGTCTGACATGATAGAAAGTATTCCAGAAGAAACTGATAATTATAGTGGATATAAAGAAATTTCTGCTAGTGATGAGAATCTTACAGAGTTTTATCAAAAACCAGAGCTGAATCATTTTAATCTTCATGTTGGAGAATATCTCATTATAAGAGATATGGATGATAAAGTGGTAGATTTGAGAGTATGGACTGGAAACGACCATAGATATCTAAATTATAATGACTTTAATTCAAATTGGTTTGGAAAAGTAAAGCCATATCAAAATGATATTTACCAAAAATTACTTTTTGATAGCTTATCTAATAATAAAATTACCTTGATTAAAGGGCCTGCGGGATCTGGTAAAACATTTATTAGCTTAGCCTATTTAATGTCTAAGCTAGAAAAAGGCGAACTTGATCATATTATTGTATTTTGCAATACCGTTGCCACAGCCAATAGTGCAAGATTAGGATTTCTACCTGGAACAAGAGATGAAAAACTATTAGACTCTCAAATCGGCAATCTCTTAATATCTAAATTCGGCGGTAGAACGGGAGTAGAACATCTTATGAGCGAAGAAAAATTAATTTTACTACCAATGTCGGATATTAGAGGATATGATACCAATGGTTCAAGAGCAGGTATATACATTTCTGAAGCTCAGAATTTAGATCGTACACTTATTAAGTTGGCTCTTCAAAGAATTGGAGAGGATTGCATTTGTATCATTGACGGCGATGAAAAAACTCAAGTTGATGATATTCATTTTGCTGGCATAAACAATGGAATGAAACGAGTTTCTAAAGTTTATAGAGGACAAGATATATACGGTGAAGTAGAACTCCGTAATATTTATAGATCTAGAATCGCGCAAATAGCTGAATATATTTGATTTAAACCCAATCTCTTTAGAGATTGGGTTTTATTATTGAAAGGAGATAAAGTATGGGATATAGTATCAAAAAACATAGTCTCTATTCTTATGTTCAAATTGTAACAATTCCCTTCACAGACATTGAAAAAATTGACTTTGCCTTATGCAATCAACCGACGGAAACTCCAGATGCTTATTATAAAAGACAGGCTACTAAACCAGATATTATTACTAATGGAGGTTTCTTTGCCATGAATAATGGCAACACTTGCTTTAGTTATAAAGACGAAGGAACTGTTATTTAGTCTGATTTTCGTCATGGAGTTGCAATTAGCGGCAATAAAACACTTATATATACAACATTAAAAGATTATGAAACCGCTAGAGATTTTATCGCAGCTTATCCTGCATTAATTGTAGATAGCAAAAAAGTAGTTATAACAGATGGAAAAGAATTAGATTATAAAGCCCGCAGGACTTGTATTGGATGGAATAAAAATAATTATTATATTGTAACCGTAGATTCTCCAGGTCTTGTTTATGCTGCCCTATAGCAAATTTTTCTTGAATTGAAAGTAGAATATGCTATTAATTTAGATGGAGGCGGATCTACTAGATTACTAATAGATGGGAAAAGAAAAACTTCTCAAATTTATGCAAGACCAGTTGATAATGTAATGTGTGTATATTTTAAGAAAGAACAAGAGGTAGTTCTTTACAGAGTTCAAGTAGGAGCATTTCTATCTAAAACCAATGCAGAGAATATGTTAAAGGAATTGGAAGAGAAAGGATTTAGCGGGTATGTCAAGAAAGTAGGAATTTTTTATAAAGTTCAATTAGGTGCTTTCTCTGTGAAATTAAATGCAGAAAGACTAAAAGATAAATTAAAATCTGCTGGATATAGCTCTTTCATTACAAAAAAATAAAAATGACTAATGCTCAAATTATTTGGAAATACTTTAAAGGCAAAGGTTTTAGTGATCGCGGAATTGCCGGTTTAATGGGTAATCTTTATGCCGAAAGTGGTCTTAATTCTATTAACTTATAGAACACCTATGAAAAAAAATTAAAAATGACCGACGCAGGATATACCTCCGCAGTTGATGATGGAAGGTATAAAAACTTTGTAAAAGATGGGGCGGGATATGGATTGGCTCAATGGACATTTTGGAGCAGAAAACAAAATTTGCTTTAGTTCTGTCAAAGTCGAGGTAAATCCATTGGAGATTTAAATACTCAATTAGATTTTTTATATTAGGAGTTAATTACAAGTTTTTCTAGTTTAGTTAAAATTTTGATTTCTGCCACTTCTGTCACAGAAGCCTCTACCGCAGTATTACTCTAGTTTGAAAGACCTTCAGACTAGAGTTTTTCTATGCAACAAAAGAGAGCTAATTATGGTCAATAGTATTATAATAAATTTGCTAACATTTCAAATGTAATTGAAGGAGGTAATAAAATGAAATATAGCGATAGCAATAAACCACTTCAATGTATGATGACAAATAGCACTTGCTATAAACAAACACGCACCATGCAAGTTAAAGGAATCTTATGGCATAGTACTGGTGCAAATAATCCTAATTTAAAAAGATATGTATAGCCAAGCGATAATGATCCTAACTACACCAGTTTAATAAATAAATTAGGAAAAAATACTAGCAAGAATGACTGGAATCATATATCTGTTCAAGCTGGATTAAACTGTTGGATTGGTAAATTGGCTGATGGAACAGTAACAACAGTATAGACAATGCCATGGAATTATCGTCCTTGGGGATGCGGTTCTGGGTCTAAAGGTTCTTGTAATAATGGATGGATTCAGTTTGAAATTTGCGAAGATGGATTAAATGATGCAAATTATTTTAACAAAATTTATGAAGAGGCTTGTCAAATTACTGCTTATTTATGTAAAATGTATAACATAAATCCATTGGGAACCACTACTTTAAATGGTATCACCGTTCCGACTATTTTATGTCATGCTGATAGTCACAAGCTAGGATTAGGATCTAATCATGCAGATGTAAACCATTGGTTTCCAAAATTTGGGAAAAGCATGGAAACCGCAAGAACAGATGTTTATAATTTAATGTCAAATATCTAGGAGGATGATGAAGATATGACTGACGAGAAATTCGCTGAACTTATGAATATTTGGCTTACTAATAAAGCTAATGAAAAAGAAACTTGGGGCACCGATAATCTTGAATGGGCTAAAGCGAATGGGATTATGGCTGGAGACAGTGCTGGAAGAATGATGCCAAATAAATTCTGTACTAGATTAGAAACTGTAACTATGTTAAGAAGATTGGCTGAAAAGCTGGGTTTAAAATGAAAAAATTAGAATTTTCCAAAAAACTTATAAATGATATTCGTATGTTATTATGGGTCGTGACTGTGTCAGGTATCCTTTTGGCATTTATGTGTGTTTATATGGGATATTTAGGAACCCTTCCATGGATTAGTGCTCTTGTTGGTCTACCATGGAGCGCCCACGGAGTAGTTTGTTCTTTTTATTTAGCAATGGCTAAATCAGATCACAAAAAGGGCGGCATTACTTATGACCTAGCTTTAAAAGAAACTGAATTCAATTCTGCATATAACATCCCCGCAGAAGATTTTTCAGCCTCTAATGATATTCCCATTGATCTCGATGGTCCTATTTAATATAAAGGCTTAATGAGTTAAATACTCATTAAGCCTTTATTTGTTTGTAGTTTGATTTTTCTTAAAATATATGATATTATATATTAAGAAAATAAAAAGAATAAAAATAAAGGAGCATTTGTATTTATGACTATATATACTGATGGTTCTTGCTTAGGAAATCCCGGCCCAGGAGGTTTTGGGGTTATAGTAGTTGATGATAATGGTATCGTTATAGCTGCTTATGCAGAGCGTGAACCTAAAACTACTAATAATAGGATGGAAATGTCTGCTATAATTTATGCTCTTGAAAACTATGGAGCTAAAGATGGAGATTTCTTTGCCCCTATTGTTTATAGCGATTCCGCTTATTGTGTAAATAGTTTTACTTCATGGATTAAAGGATGGAAAGCTAATGGTTGGACAAGAGCTGGAGGTAAAAAGCTAGAAAATCTTGATTTAATTAAGACCTATGATATGTTAAGCAAAGACTATAGAATTGATTTAAGAAAAATCAAAGGTCATGACGGAGAGCTTTATAATGAACTAGCTGATGCATTAGCTACTGGAAGAATGACCTCAGAAGAAATTTTAAGAGAGTATGGTGAATAAATGTCAGATAAGTTATATAATGAAAAAAGTATTGAGTCATTAAGTCCTCTAGAATTTACTCGTTTAAGACCTGGGGTATATTGCGGAGATACATCAACTTCTACTCAATTAGTAGTAGAGATTGTATCAAACTCGGTAGATGAATTTAGATTGGGTCACGGTAATGAAATAGACGTACAAATTAATGGTGCCAGAGTGTCTGTCAGCGATCATGGTCAAGGATTTATTCCTAATTCTTTTAGAGAAGATGGGAAAACAATTTTGGAAGCCGCATTTAGTGTATTAAATACCAGTGGTAAATATAGAGAAGATGGAACTTATGAGGGAACTTCTCTTGGTAGTTTTGGTATTGGTAGCAAACTTGCAACTTATCTTAGTCATGAATTAACTGTGTGGACATATAGAGATGGAGAAGGAGAACAAGTAAGATTCAAAGAGGGCATTTTTGAATCTAGAGATTCTTGTAAGGTTGATAAAAATGTTCATGGAACTTCTGTTTTCTGGATTGCAAGTGAAGAGTTTTTTACTGATCCAAAGCCAGACGCAAAAGCATTAAACTCCTTATTTAAAACTATTGTATGTCTTTGTCCGGGGCTAACTATCAAACTAGATGATAATGGAAAAAAGACAGAGTTCTTCTCTAAGAATGGCCTTATGGATTTGTTAGATGAAGGCGTTAAGGGAAAAGAGATTCTGAAAAATCGTTTCTCAATTAATTTTTCCGAAGGTAAAAATAAGTTGGATTTAGCTCTAACTTACACAAATAACTACTCTTCTACGATTGTTCCATATGTAAATACTGGTTTAACAGAAGCAGGTCCGCATATTACGCAAATTAAAACCCTTTTAACAAGAGAATTTAATAAATTCTTCCGAGAAAAAGGGTGGCTAAAAGATAAGGATGAAAATCTCTCTGGAGATGATTGCCAAGAAGGAATGTATCTTGTTTTTAATATTACAGCACCAAATATTGGATATGATGCTCAAGTAAAATCTCGTGTCACAAAACTAGATATGAAACCTTTTACACAAGCAATAGCAGAAGAGCTGCAATATTGGTTCACAACAAATGAAAAAGAAATTAAAAGTATCGCGGATAAAGCATTAAATGCTAGAAAAGCAAGAGAGGCAGCTCGTAAAGCAAGAGAGGCAGCAAGAGGAATAAAGACAAAGAAAGAAACCGGATTAAAGGCAAAAATGAAACTTAGTAATAAGTTTATTGATTGCGGAAATCGTAGTCCTAAAGATCGTAATCTCTTGCTTGTTGAGGGACTATCAGCAGGAGCTTCCGCAGTAGAAGCACGAAATCCTAAAACTGATTGCATTTATATGTTGCGAGGAAAGATTATCAGCCCATTAAAGACTGCTATTGATAAGCTGCTTTCTAACCAAGAAATGTCTGATATTATTAGGATCCTTGGTGGAGGTTTTGGTAAAGATTTTGATATTAGTAAATTGACCGTTGATAAAGTTGTAATCACGGCCGATGCAGATAGTGATGGTGCAGATATTGAATTAATGCTTATTACTTTCTTCTATACATATATGCGTCCTCTTATTGAAGCTGGTAAGTTATATAGAGCTGTAACTCCATTATATATTATTCGACAAAAAGGAAAAGAGTATTACTGTTATAGTGACAATGAACTTGAAGAGTGGAAAAAGAATCATAGCGGCAGTTATGATTTACTTAGAGCTAAGGGATTGGGAGAATTAAATCCAGAGGATCTGCAAAAAGTATGTTTTATGAATGAAAGATATAAACGCATTACTATTAGTGATGCCAAAGCTACCACAGAATTGCTCGAAATTTTGATGGGAAGCGCAGTTGAACCCCGCAAGCAATATATCTATGATAATGCAGAAGAATTAGGATTTAATTTTGAATGAGGAAGTGTATAAATGAGTAGTTTAATTACAGAAGTAGATATTCTTGATGAAGCAAAAAACACATTCTTAACATATGCAGAAGAGGTTTTAACTGATAGAGCCATTCCTGCGGCGGAGGATGGGCTGTTAAGCGCGCAAAGAAAAATCATTTGGACTATGGAAGATTATTTAAAGATGAATAATAAAAGTAAAACCAAAAAGTGTAATGCTATTGTTGGTTCTACTCTAGCCACCTCTTACTTTCATGGCGATATTGCTTGCTATGGTGTTCTTCGAAAGATGGCGCAACCATTTTTAATGCGTTATCCTCTTATTACAGGACAAGGACAATTAGGAACTCAAGAAAATAATGATATGTTTTCTTCTTCTCGTTATACAGAGGCAAAACCTTCACTATTTGCTGATATAATGATGAATGATTACAAGAAAAATGTAGTTCCAATTAAAGAAACATATAATGGAGAATTTATGGAGCCAGTGATTTTACCAGCCCTTTTTCCAAATGCTATTTGCAATGGAAGACAAGCCATTGGTATTTCCATGGCCCATAATAGCGCTCCACATAATTTAACAGAAGTATGTAATGCAGCAATTGCTCTAATTCAAAAAGGCTCGCTCACTATTGATGAATTACTAACCTATATTCCTGGCCCAGATTTCCCTCTTGGCGGAACTGTTCTAAATATCAAGGATGTAAAGAGCGCGTTTAAAACGGGAAAATCCACAATCTCTTTGAAAATTCAAGGCGACTATGAGATTGATGGGCAAAAAATTATCTTTACAAGTATTCCTTATAGAACCTATCGAAATAAAATAAAAGAGCAAATAGAGAAGAATATTGAAACATTAAGTGAGATTATTGAAGATTTTGATGATGAATCAAATATCGGTAATAATAGGCTTGTATTTTATGTAAAAGATGGTGTTTCTGTATCTAAAGCATTAAATCAATTATTTGTATTAACTGACTTACAATCTTCTATTTCTTATAATATGAATTATATTGTAAATGGAACTCCTAGACTTTGCTCAATGATAGATTTATTACAGATTTATGTCAGCCATCAGGAAGATGTATTAATTAAAGCAACTCAGTTTGATAAGGAAAAAGCTGAGGCCCGCAAACATATTCTTGAGGGATTGATCGCTGCTGTTGATAAAATTGATGAAGTTATCAAAATTATTAAAAGTGCAAATAACACTAATGAAGCAAAGAAAGAACTAATTGCTTTCTTAGATGTAGATGATATTCAAGCTAAAGCTATTTTAGATATGAAACTTGGCAAATTAACTCGCATTGATAAACAAGAGTTAGTTGATGAGCTAAACGAAAAAATAGAATTTATAGCTAAGTGTAATGAGTTGTTAAATAATAAAGAAGTAAGGAATAATAAGTTAATTAAACTTATTACCGAACTTAAAGATACATATGGAGATGCTCGCCGCACAAAACTTATTAATACAGAAATCCCTAAACAAGAGAAAGAACAAGTAGTTATAGAGCCAGAAGATTGCGTTGTTATTATTTCTAGTAAAGGCACAGTAAAAAGAATTGCGAAAAAAGCCTTTAAACCTCAAAAAAGAAATACTACTGGAATGAAAATTAATGACATTATAGCATTTTCTTCTGCTACAAATACACAAGATACTTTGATGATATTTTCATCAAAAGGAAAGATGTATAGACTGCTCGTGGATAATATTCCAGAAGGAAATAACAATTCTATTGGCGTACCCTTATCTACTTTGATTACTTTTGAAGATAATGAAACTCCTATGGCATATACTACTTTAACAAGAGATACAAATAAGAAGTTTATATTCTTTGCTACTAAAAAAGGAATAGTCAAAAAAGTTCCTCTGGAAGAATATGACGCAATGAAGAGAACTGGAATTGTATCAATTAAGTTAAAAGATGGTGATGAACTCGCCGCAGTAACTTTTATAAATCAAGAGGAAATGATACTTGTTACTAAAAATGGAATGATTATAAGATTTAATACTGCGGAAATGCCAATTTCTTCTAGAACCGCGCAAGGAGTAAAAGGAATGAATATATCCGATGATGATAGTATTATCGCTGCATTACCAATAAGCAATAATGCAGATTACCTTGCTATTATTTCAAAAGATGGTCTTGGAAAGAAAATTGAGTTAAAAGAGTTTAATAAACAAAACCGCGGTGGCAAAGGAGTATCATGTTACAAAGGAACAGTTGTCGGAGCAGAATTGGTGTCTGATGATAATGATATTTTAATTTCTGGTAATAAAAGTTCTATTGTCGTTAGTGTAAAAGATTTTCCCAAGCTATCAAGAATTTCTATGGGAAATATAATGATAAAAAATAATGATAAGATTATTTCAGTAGCCAAGATTTAAAGATAAGAGTGGTTTTACCACTCTTATCTTTAGTTGATTTTTCTTTTTTATTATTATAATATATTTATATAAAGAGAAAAAATGAGGTTTTATATGATTGATAAATTAAAAAATTCTACTCTTATTAAATTCATACTAGTTGACATTCTTCTTGTCTTCGTTTTAGCTATGACAATATTTTTACCAATCATCTTATGTTTTACTGTTAGTCCTTGGTTTTTATTTTTATATGCCATTCCTATAGGAATTTACTTTGGATATAAAGAATATAAGGAGTTTGATAAATAATGTATCCTGAAGCTAAAATGATAGATGCTATGAAGGTGTGGAAATTACCTGCTGGTAAAGAATCTATGCTTTCTGAAATGTGCCAATCTGGAGATTATTTTCTCGAAGAAAAAATTGATGGATATTGGTATGAGTTTGAAAAGACAGATAACTACAGTTATCTATTTTCTCGTAATACAAGTACAACAACTGGATTACTCTCTGAAAAAGGTGCAAATGTGCCTCATATTATTGAAGCCTTAAATTGTATGCCATCAAATACAATTTTAATTGGCGAGATTTATTATCCTGGAGGGACATCTAAAACAGTAACAAGCATAATGGGATGCCTACCAGATTTAGCTATCAAAAGGCAAAAAGATAATCCTATTCATTATTATATACATGATATAATTGAATATGATAATATTAATTTAGTAAATGTCGGTGCAGAAGATAGATATAAAATCCTTGCGGCAGTATGGGAAAAACATAATTTATCACAATATAGTTTCTTGCGGCTAGCAGTAAAAGTAGACACTAATCTTGAAGAAGAAATCTCTCGAATCTTGAAAAGTGGCGGCGAAGGCGCGGTTTTAAAGAAAAGGGATTATCCTTATACTCCTGGAAAACGTCCCGCTTGGTCTACAATTAAAATTAAACAGATGGATTCTATTGATTTAATCTGCATAGGTTTTTGTCCTCCAACAAAAGAATATACAGGAAAAGAGATAGATACATGGGAGTATTGGGCTATTGAAAAACAAGGCGAGAATGGAGTATGGGTAGAACAAGAAAAAATAAATTCCTATAAAGCAATTAGATCTCCCGATTATAGAACAATCCCTATTAGTAGATACTATTTCTATGGATGGAATACAGCAATTAAAGTTGGCGCTTATGATAATCAAGGCGAACTAATAGAATTAGGTACGGTTAGTTCTGGTCTAACTGATGACATGAAGCGCGATATGACTGAAAATCCGCAGAACTATCTTAATAAAGTTGTTTCTCTTGATTGCATGTCTATTGATAAAAAAGAACATACATTAAGACACCCAGTATTAAAGTTGTGGAGAGAAGATAAAGACACAAAAGATTGTATTATAGATGAAATTTTCTCATAAAATCTAACTTTGCTGAGATATTTACCTAAAATTCTTGACTTAAAAAAATATTTTAGATATAATATATATGTAATTCAGGGATAAAGGATAGAAATTATATGACCCGAAAATAGATGAAAAAGCTCGCTCAAGAACTTTATAAATGTGAGCAAATTCACCAAAATGAAACTTCCTCAAAGGAAGAAAAATCCCGAGCCGATAATCGAATTATGCAGATTACCAATCAAATTATGTCATTAAGCGACGGGATAAATATTATGCTAGAAATTGACACTATGGTTCAAGATTTAGCAACAAATTAAATTAAAATAAATTTATTATTAAAGGAGAATGTCTACTATGGCAGCTATGAAAGAAAATACTCGTAAGGTTTTAGATTATTTAAAGGAGCATAATGGTGAAAATTTAACAGCGGCAGATGTTGCTGAAGCTCTTGGACTTGAGAAGCGTCAAGTTGATGGTATTTTTACTTCTGCTTTCCAACGCAAGGGACTTGGAGAGCGCGTTCCTGATGAGGTAACTCTTGAAGATGGTTCTCATCAGAAGGTAAAGTATCTCCATTTAACTCAAAGCGGGCTAGATCTCGACCCAGACGCTCAAGAGTAATTTTGTTCGGGGAGAGTTAACCTCTCCCCGAATTTTTTAAATATGATTATAGGGTTATTATTAATTACTATAATCGGGTTAATAATTTATATCTATTATCTCAAGAAACAAGAGCATCAAATAATTGAAGTTAATATAGATAATTAGAGGAAAAACTCAGAGATAGAATAGGAAATAAAACATAATAGAGAAGTATTATCTAATATAAAAGAAAATATATACTCTGAAAATGAAATTCTTTCTTCTCTAGTAAAATCTTAGGAAGAAATGCGGGAAAATGCACAAAAGCAAGCTGATGAGGCATACTAGATTCGCATTTCCGCACTTTTAAAATCCTATGAAGAAAAAGAAAATGAGCTTACTATGACTTTTGATGCTAAAAGTCAAGATTTATCAAATAAAATTTCTATCGAATCCAGTAAATTAGCGGATTTACAAGCTAAACAACTTGCTTATATTTAGGCTCAACAAAGATAGGAAGAGATTGACTCTAATCAAGATTACTATCGTTTAGCTCTTGATGAAATTGATATAAATGATATTACATTATTGCGTGAGTTGCAACCTAGATTTGTCAAAAAAGAAAGCATAGATAAGTTAATATGGGAAGTGTATTATAAACCAGCTTATGATATATTAACAGCTCGGTTATTCCCAAAAGCAATTAAATATTGTGGGATTTATAAGATAACTGATTTGACCACTGGGAAATCCTATATAGGATAGTCAGTTGATATAAAAGAACGTTTTAGACAACATATTAAATCTGCTTTAACTTACGGAAAAGCAACCAATAAACTATATTCTACCATGTAGAAATCTGGAGTTCATAATTTTACCTTTGAGATTTTAGAAGAAGTTTCAAGGGAAAATTTAAATGAGAGAGAAACTTATTGGATTGAGTTTTATAAAACGAAAGATTTTGGTTTAAATACTACTCGCGGAGGATCTTAATGTTTAGAATTATTGGTAACAGATGTACTGGAAAAACCTATCAACTAATGCAATATGCTAAAGATAATGATGCTATTTTTGTATGTAGCAATCCACGCTCAATGAGAATTAAAGCAGAACAATATGGAATTATTGGACTAAATTGTATTAGTTATTCTGAATTTCTAAAAAGTAGAGATTTGAAGGAAAAATTCGTAATTGATGAAGTAGAGATATTATTGCGATTAATAAATCCTTGTATGGAACTTATTGGATATAATTTAAGTGAGGAATAATATGAAAATTATTAAGCCAGATGTTGAACTGATTACACCTATTGACGGTGAGATAATTCTTAAACGAATTGAACAGTGCGGTAGAGTTTGTTATAAATCTGAAGATAAGATTACAGAAGATAGTGCTGTAAAATTTGTTTAGAATATTATTAAAAGAGGACATGAAGCAGTCCTCGAGCATTGCTCTTTTACTCTTAAATTTATTTGCGATAGAGGTGTTAGCCATGAAATTGTTCGTCATAGATTGGCTGCCTATTGTCAAGAATCTACAAGATATTGCAATTATTCGAAAGACGGGTTCGGAAATGAAATTACTGTTATTGAACCCTGTTTCTTAATCAAGAGTAATCCAGCTTACGATCATTGGTATAATGCCTGCCAAAATGCGGAAGAGGAATATTTTAATATGCTCTCTACTGGATGCACACCCCAAGAAGCAAGAGCAGTTCTACCTAATAGTTTAAAAACAGAAGTAGTTATGACTGCGGATTTGCGGGAATGGCGGCATTTCTTCAAGCTTCGCTGCTCTCCAGCCGCCCATCCGCAAATGAGAGAAGTAGCAATTATTGCACTTAATAAAGTCAAGGAAAAAATCCCTGTAATCTTTGATGATATTGCTCTTGATTGACAATCTTTATTTTATATGTTATTATATTTATATAAAATAAAGAGGAAAATGATATGAACAAATGTGAGACTTTTTTAAATTATTTTGATTGGCTTATAGCTAATTGTAAAGAACCTGTTATTATCCCGGATGAAGTAAAAGAATTTTATGATATTCTTCGTTCACAACAAGACAAGCATATTGATAAACCTCTTTTTACTGAAACTGGATTTCAAATCCTTGAGTATCTTCAAAATAGTAATGCTAAATCTTTAAAAGCAAAAGATATAGCTGATGGGATGGAGATTTCTTCCAGAAAAGTTTCTGGTTCTATTAGAAAGTTAGTTTCTGATGGTTTTGTTGAGAAGTTTGGTTCTAATCCTGTGGTTTATACCCTGACCGAAAAAGGTAAAAATTTTGATATTGAAAAGTATAGAGGAGAGTTAAATAATGAAAAAGAAAATGATTAATGCTACTCATATTGAAGGGTATGTCTATGAGCATAAGCTCGAAAAGAAAGTTTCTGGAGAAAATTCTAAAAATCCTGGAACAGAGTTTATTAACGGTATTTTGAGAATTGCAACCGATGATGAAATGCTCAATGTAGTTGATGTTCATTTTAGTTATGTAACTGAGACTACTAAAAATGGAAAAGCAAATTCTACCTATGGAGTTCTTTTGAATATTATTGAGGGAAAGATTGGCTCTGTAATGGAGCATGGTAAAGAAAACGCAGGAAAGCTCCGTATTGATTCTGCTATTGGTCTAAATGAGTGGTATGATAATAATACTACTGGTCACCCTCTTGTAAGTGTAAAAAGAAATGAGGGTGGGTTTATCCATGTGACTCAGGAGCTCGCGGAAGAAAAGAATCGTGCAACATTTGATACTGATATGGTTATTACTAATGTAATTCGTACAGAAGCTGATGAAGAGCGCGATTTACCTGAAAAGGTAACTGTAAAAGGGTGTATTTTTGATTTCCGTGGATCTCTGCTTCCTGTTGAATTTAATGTATATACTCCTTATGCACCAGAAAAGGCTCTTGATTATTTTGAGAATCTTGGAGCAACTTCTAGTTCTCCAGTATTTACTAGAGTACAAGGTGTTCAAATTTCTAAGACAGTAATTCGCAAAATTGAAGAAGAAAGTGCTTTTGGTGATACAAAGGTAAAAGAGGTTCGTAACTCTCAGCGAGATTTTGTGATTAACTGGGCACAACCTGAAACTTATGCGTGGGATAGCGAAGAGACTCTTCTTGTTTCTGAACTTAATGAAAAGATGGCGGCTCGCGAAGTTACTCTTGCAGAAATTAAAAAGCGTCAAGACGAGTATCAGGCTACAAAGGGTAACGCACTTAGCGGCACTTCTACTTCCGCTCCTGCAAAGGGAGAATATAAATTCTAAAAAAGGGAGATTTTCTCCCTTTTTTCCCAATTAATTTTAGAAGGAGCGATTAATAAATGAGTTTATTAGATATTAAACCACATGAGGTATCAAGAGATTTAAGAGGTTATTCAGTATTTTTCTATGGGGATCCAAAGTCTGGCAAAACAACTATTGCTAGTAAGTTTCCAAAAGCGCTACTACTTGCTTTTGAGAAAGGTTATAATGCCTTGCCAGGAGTATATGCTCAACCAATCAATAGTTGGGGTGAATTTAAGAAACTTTTTAGTGAATTAAAAACTCCAGAAGTTCAAGAAAAATTCCAAACTATTGTAATTGATACAGCAGATATTGCATATGGCTATTGTGAGAAGTTTATTTGCGGACGCGAGGCTGTTGATACTATTGGTGATATTCCTTATGGAAAGGGATACGCACTTGTTAGTACAGAATTTGATGAAGCAATTCGTAAAATTCTACAACTTAATTATGGTCTTATTTTGATTTCTCATGCCAAAGTAAAGACAGAAAAAAATGCAAAAGGAGAAGACGTCGCTTCTCAAATTGTACCAACTCTTGACAATAGAGGTAGATTAATTTGTGAGAGAACTTGTGATATTATTGGTTATTCTCGTTCTGTAACCAATGAATCTGGAGGCACAGAAACTCGTCTCTTTATGCGCGGAACTCCGCAATATGTTGCCGGTTCAAGATTTAAATATGTTCCAGAATCTATTGAATTTACATATGATAATCTTGTAAAAGCAATTTCTGATGCTATTGATAAGCAAGCAGAAGAAACTGGTGGCAAGTATATTACAGATGAGGCAACACAAGTTGTCACAGAAGATGTTACTTATGATTTTGATTATCTAATGACAAGATTTAATGATTTAGTTGGAAATCTTATGTCAGAAAATCAATCCAATGCAGTTAAAATTACTGCTATTGTTGATAAATTTTTAGGCAAAGGGAAAAAAGTTGGAGACTGCACTCCCGAACAGTCTGAACAATTGGATCTAATTATTCATGAATTAGAAGACTTAATTAAAACCTAAATAAAAGGAAGGAGAGTATCAAGGATATTTCTCCTTCCTTGATTTTTTATCTAAAATATGATATTATATTTATATAAGGTTATAAAGAAAGGAGCGTAATGTATGGCGAAACACATGGTAAAATGTTTTTACTGTGGAGAAGTATTTGATGCATCAACCACCCCATACGTTAAACCAAACTCAAGACGTTACGCTCATAAAACTTGTGCGCAAACGGCAGAAGAAAATAAAACTCAAGAAGAAAAAGATAAAGAATTATTAGAAAAATATATAAAGGATTTATTTGGAATTAATTGTATCTCCCCAAAAATTAAAAAACAAATAGAAACTTTTAAAAAAGATAAAAATTATTCATATACAGGGATATATAAAACATTAAAATATTTTTTTGAGATAAAAGGAAATTCTATTGAAAAGGCCAATGGTGGAATTGGTATTGTTCCTTTTGTTTATGATGAAGCATATCTATATTGGAGAGCATTGTGGGAAGCAAGAGAAAGAAATGAGCAGGTAGATATAAAAGAATTTATTTTGCCTGTAAGAGAAGTTCATATAGAGCCTCCTCAGCGACAACCAATGAAACATATACGAAAGCTATTTACTTTCTTAAATGAGGAGGAAACACATGAAGAGTAACTATGTAGATACAGCAGCAATTACTCAAATAATTGGGTGTGTATTTAATAATGCCTCTATTCTCGATGATGCAGATAAATATATAATTCATGAAGATGATTTTCAAGAGGATTTTCACAAAATTATCTTTGGGAGTATCTATAATATTCATCTAACAGGCAGTCAAGTCAATATTGATGCAATTATAGATTATTTAGCGAATAGACCCAAATTTGATGCTATATTTAAACAAAATAAAGGTGTAGATTATCTTCTTGAAGCATCACAAAACGCTCGATAGGATACTTTTAATTACTACTATAATAGATTAAAAAAATTTACTCTATTAAGGGCATATAATAATTTTGGCCTTGATGTAACCTATCTTTACGATCCAAATAATATTCTTGATACTAAAAAGAGACAAATGCAAGAAGATTGGTTAGATAATACAAGTTTAGTTGAAATAGCTCATGCTATTGATGTAAAAATAGATGAAATCAAGAGTAAATATATTGAAGATGATTTAGGATTAGGGTATCAAGCCGGAGACGGAATCGACGATTTAATCAGTGATTTAGAACAACATCCAGAAGTTGGTATTCCTTTATATGGCCCATTGATTAATACAGTAACAAGAGGCGCAAGATTGCGAAAATTTTATTTGCGGTCAGCTGCTACAGGAACTGGAAAAACTAGATCAATGATTGCAGATGCTTGTAATTTTGCGTGTAATGAGATCTATCATGATCAATTTGGCTGGATTAAAAACGGAACTTCTCAACCAACTTTGTTTATCGCGACAGAGCAAGATAAAGGAGAAGTGCAAACTATGATGTTAGCATTTCTTTCTGATGTAAATGAAGAACATATCTTGAATGGCCAATATTTTGATGGAGAAAAGGATCGAGTTCTCAAAGCCGCGGAAATTATTAAAAGAAGTCCGATTTGGATTGAAGAATTGCCGGATTTTTCTTTGCAAGATGTAGAAAATAAGATAAAAAAGAATATCCGTGAACATGAAGTTAAGTATGTTTTATTCGATTATTTACAAACATCTCTCAAGATTCTTGAAGAAATTAGTAAGAAATCTGGCGGAGTTAAATTAAGAGAAGATAATATCTTATTCATGCTTTCCGCAAGATTAAAAGATTTAGCAAATAAATATGGTATATTCATTATGTCTGCAACTCAATTAAATGCAGATTATTAGAATAGTGAAACACCAGATCAAAATTTGTTGCGTGGAGCTAAAAGTATTGCAGATAGAATTGATGTTGGCATGATTCTTCTTGGAGTTACAGATGAAGATTTGGTAAAACTTGATCCAATACTTGATAGCAATAAAAATCTTCTTCGTCCTAATTTAAAATTATCTATTTATAAGAATAGACGAGGATCATATAAAGGAGTTTACCTATGGTGTTCAGCAAATTTAGGTACTTGTCGTATATTACCACAATTCTGTACTAATTGGAGACATGAAATGATTAGTATTGAAGATATTAGAGTAATTGTAGATGAAGGTCCTGCGGCATGGGAAAAATAATTTTGGAGGAATTAATATGAAAAACAATCAATCTTTAGAGTATCGTATGAGTAAAAAAATGTTTAATGCTATGCTTGCCGATAGAAGCGAGACGGAGAAGAAACAAAATCCTAAAGATTATGTTGCAAAAGTAATTAATGAGCAATTTGGTCTTAAAGGAACTGTAACAAATGTTTCCGTATATGATGCTTAATTATGTCACGCTATTATGATAAAGATGAACTAAAAGGAAAATTAGAGTTAGAACAAATTTATGATTTAATTGAAGCATGGGGCGGTGAGCCTGAATATGTAGATGGTGGGCTCATCTCCCAAACTATATGTCATAATCTTCCAGGAGAGGGATCAAGAAAGTTATATTATTACGAAAATACAAAACTTTTTAGATGTTATACTGGATGTATAGATCCTACTTTTGATATATTTGATTTATGTATAAAGGTTAAAAAAAAGCAAGAAGGTAAAAAGTGGGAACTATATAATGCTATGGATTATATAGCTGGATATTTTGGTTTTGATGGAATAGAACTAGAAGATGAAGAACAAGAATTAGAAGATTGGGATATCTTTAAAAGACATAATATTCAGTTACCAAAACCTAAACAGCCTATTTGCTTGAAGGAATATAATCCGATTATTCTTACTCGATTTTCTTATCCTAGAATTGCTGGATGGGAAGCAGAAGGAATCTTACCCGAGGTTAGTAAAAGAAATTTTATTGGGTATTATCCGGGAGGAGGACAAATAACAATTCCTCACTTTGATATTAATAATAGATTAGTAGGAATTAGGGGAAGAACATTATCTTCTGAAGATGCAGAAAGATATGGAAAATATAGACCTCTTATGGTGAACAGACAATTATATAATCATCCTTTAAGTATGAATTTATATAATTTAAACCATAGCAAAGAAAATATAAGAAAAGTAAAAGCTGCAATTATATTTGAATCTGAAAAGAGTTGTCTTATGTATCAGTCTTACTATGGGTACGATAATGATATATCTGTAGCTTGTTGTGGAAGTAGTATATCTAGTTATCATATAGATTTACTTAAATCTTTAGGAGTTAATGAAATCATAGTTGCTTTTGATAGACAATTTGTCGAAATTAGCGATGATGAATTTAAGAGATTGAAAGCAAAGTTAATTCATATATATAACAAATATAGTAAGAATGTACGCATATCTGCTATCTTTGACAAACGAATGATTTTGCCATATAAAGCAAGTCCTATAGACAAGGGACCGCAGATTTTTGAAGAGTTACTAAATGAAAGGATAATTCCTTATGAGTAAAGAGATTTTAAATCTAGTACCTGCTATTAGAGCAATAGAAAAAGAAATAGGAAAATTAGCAGATGATTATAATAAGAGAATACAACCCTATTTTGACAGTTTAGAGAAACTTAGAGAAATTAATCAAGCATGTGAGTACTGTAACGGAACTGGTCATGTTTTAAGATCTAGATCTTGCGCGGAAGATGATAGGCCAGATCCAAACGATCTTAATGACTATATAAAATGTAGAGCTTGCAAAGGAACTGGATTATCACATAATAAGGAGAGTGATTAAAGATTGGAATATTCATTAATTAACCCAAGAAATTAGGATTATAGTGCTTTAGAGTAGGTATTAGTTAATAGAGGTATTAAATATGGTGATATATAGCATTATTTAACAGTATCAGAAAAAGATAATTTATCTCCCTTACTTCTTAATAATATTGAAAGCGCTGCTAAGCTAATTATTAAGCACATTTTAAAAGATGATTCTTATATCTATGTCTAGGTAGATAGCGACTGCGATGGTTACACCTCTTCTGCATTATTGCTAAATTATCTTCATGCGCAGTTTCCCTCTGCAATTAACAAGTTTGTTTATAACTTCCATTCTGGTAAAATTCATGGAATAAAACCAGAATTAATCCCCGATAATATTTCTCTTGTTATTGCACCGGATTCAAGCTCTAACGACTATCAAGAGCATGAAGAATTGGCTAATCGCGGAATTGATGTATTAGTTATAGACCATCACTTAGCTGATAAAATATCTGAATACGCCTGTGTTGTTAATAATCAGTTATGCGATTATCCAACAAAATCGTTATCTGGTGTAGGAGTAGTTTATAAATTGTGTTAGTATATGGATAGTATTTGCGGAACTGCCTATGCGGATAATTACCTTGATATTGTAGCCACCGGTCTTGTAGGAGATATGATGGATATTAGAGATTTTGAAACTCATTATCTTATTCAATAGGGGCTACAGAGGTCAAGTCTCCGCAATCCTTTTATTAAAGGTATGGCTGATAAAAATGCTTATTAGTTAGGCAGAGGAGATTTATCTCCTATTGGAGTAGCGTTTTATATTGTTCCTCTTGTTAATGCCATTACTCGTATGGGTACTCAAGATGAAAAGTAGATTTTATTTGAAAGTATGCTTGAATGGAAAGCATATGATCTTATTCCTTCTACTAAACGAGGATGTAAAGGGCAAGAGGAAACTAGATTAGAGCAAGCATTAAGAGTTTGCACTAATGTTAAGAATCGTTAGACTAGAACTAGAGATGCCGAAGTTGAACAAATAGAAAATATTATTCAAGAAAAAAATCTATTATAGCATAAACTTTTAGTAATTAAACTAGAAGATATGTAGGTTGATAGAGGTATTACTGGTTTAATTGCTAATGAATTAATGAGTAAGTATAAGCGCCCCGTTATTCTCTTATCAAAGACTGTAAACAATGAACAAGATGCTTGGGAGGGATCAGCTAGAGGATACGAAAAGTCTAAATTAAATGATTTTAGACAATTTGTAAGAGATTCAAATTTAGTCTTTTTAGCTGAGGGGCACGCAAATGCTTTTGGCTTTGGCATTTATGAAAAAGATTTTGAAGATTTTATTATATGGTCAGACAATCAATTAAAAGATATAGAATTTTCACCAAGCTATAAGGTAGATTTTATTTACTCTATGTCAGATATTAATTCTAAAGATATATTAGAACTAGGTAATTCTAAGTATCTTTGGGGATAGAATATCGACGAACCGTTAATTGCGGTAGAAAATGTTGCAGTAACAAATGACATGATTAGTCTTATGTCACGAGACAAGAATCCTACTTTGAAGATTCAATTACCAAATGGAGTTACTTGCATCAAGTTTAAATCAAGCGAAGAGGAGCTAGAAGATTTATCTAGCGAATTAGGTTGCGTGAGTATAAATTTGATTGGTAAACCAGAAGTAAATAGATACTTCGGTAGTGTGACACCACAAATTATTATTACAGATTATGAAATTATAAGTAGATAGAAGTATTACTTTTAATGATTGCGCAACCTCTTACTAAAGGAGGAAACAATCACAATGAGACGTTTTATGAGTATTATACTAAGTTTAATCATTTTATTATCTATAATGTGTAGTTGCAATAGTCCATTTATTTCTGTTGCATCAGCATACTCAGTTCAGTATAACAGCAATACAAGTTATACCTATAATGATTTAGATACATTGATTGAGCTTATTGCGGAACAAATTTCTAACATGAATGCCGCACATCAAATGGCTGATGCCGCTAGGCAATTAGGTTATTCTGAAAACCATGATGTTATTGAGTTAGCCGTAAATGAATATGATAAAGCTAATGAATTAAGACAATCCTATCAAAACGTATATGATAACCTCATGGAACACTGGCATCAAAAGGAAAAAGAGTACCCAGTAGCAACATATATATGGAGCTATTTCAAAGACCTAGGTTATAATAATCAAGTGTGTGCTGGAATACTTGGTAATATAATGACTGAAGTTGGTGGTAATACCTTGAACATTCAATATGAATTAGGTAATTCTTCATATTATGGGATGTGTCAATGGAATAAGGCGTATTCTGAGGTTTGGGGAGCCTCATTAGAAGAGCAATGCAATTATTTGGAAAATACTATTGAATATGAATTTAATACATTCGGTCATGCCTATAAGAGAGGGTTTGATTATGAAGATTTTCTAAATATGACAAGTATAACTGATGCTGCTTTAGCGTTCGCGAAATGCTATGAAAGATGCAGTTCTGGAAGTTATACAGTACGACAAAATAATGCGATAATCGCATATAATTATTTTGTAAGTTAAAATAAAATATCTGCGGACTGGCCGGAACCTAGACGACCGTCCGCAGAAACTAAAATTGGTTTTACTATTTTTTGAGGTAAAATATGGAAGAATTAAAACAAACTATAAAATTTTTAGATTCTATTCAAATAGATAAGTATATAATAGGTTATATGGATATACACGATATTATGGATAGAATAGAAGATGATTATGGCGCATTTTTAGAAGATCATCCTATTTTTGAAGGATATGTTTTTAATTGGATGACTTCTGATGAATTTGCTGATTATTTAAGGAAAAAGGGTTATAGAGTTCAAGAAAATATTAGTTATGAGGTTTGGAAAAATGGAATTAACTCGTAAACAAGAGGAAGGATTGCGCATTGCAATAGATAGATATAATCACAACGAGCCCTATACTGTAATAGCGGGTTACGCAGGTACTGGAAAAAGTACCTTGATTAATTTTATTATAGCAGCTCTTGAGGTAGATCCAGAAGAAGAAGTTGCATATATTACTTTTACAGGGAAAGCCTCAGAGGTATTGCGAGAAAAAGGTTGCCATAATGCTATGACCGCGCATAAATTGTTATATTATAGTAAGCAAATGCCAAATGGTAAATTTTTCTATAAACCAAGGACTGTTCTTGAAAAGCCTTATAGAGTAATTGTTGTAGATGAAGTAAGTATGCTTCCTAAAGATATGTGGGATTTGCTTTTAAGTCATAATATCTATGTAATAGCTTGCGGAGATCCTTTTCAGATTCCTCCAATAGATAAGAAACAAGATAATCATATTTTGGATAATCCACATATTTTTCTTGATGAAGTAATGCGTCAAGCAAAAGAAAGTGATATTATTTGCCTTAGCATGGATATTAGAGAAGGAAAGAGATTATCTCCTTTTAGCGGTCATGATGCTCAAGTTTTTAAGAAAAATGATCTGTGCGATGGAATGTATTTTTGGGCAGACTAGATTCTTGTATCTACCAATAAAAGTAGACATGATATTAATTCTTATATTAGAGATGATTTAGGCAGAGGATTTGAGCCAGAAATAGACGATAAGATTATTTGTTTGCGGAACTGTTGGGATACTTGCTCTGAAAAACATGAAAATCCACTCATAAATGGCTCTGTTGGATATATTAAAACTAAAAGAATGGAATCTATTGATTATATCCTCGCTGGAAAGTTAGTATCTGCTCCTGTTTTATTTGCAGATATTGAAACAACAAATGATACATATAGAGAAGTTGGTATTGACTATACCGCTTTAACTACTGGAGAAAAGTTTTTTACTCCTCAACAAGAATATTTAATTAGGAGAAATAAAGAAAATCCAGATCTCCCTATTGAGTTTAATTTTGGTTATGCAATTACTGGACATAGAGCGCAAGGTTCACAATGGGATAAGGTTTTAGTATTAGAAGAATCATTTCCATTTGATAAAATTGAACACGCTAGATGGATATATACTACAGTTACAAGGGCCATTGAAAAACTTACATTGATATTAAAGAATTAATATGCTATAATGTAAGTATAAAGAAAATAAGAGAGGTATAATTATGGGTATGTACTTTAACAATCATGCGCATACGGAGTTTAGTAACTTGCGTTTGCTAGATTGTATAAATAAACCTGAGGCACTGATTGATAAAGCTATTGAAGTCGGATTGACGGGAATTGCTATCACAGACCACGAAAGCCTTTCGGCGCATATGAGAGTAAATAAATATGCAAAGAAAATTAGGGAGCAAAATCCCGATTTTACGATTGCATTAGGAAATGAGATTTATTTAACTGATACAAGAGATTTAGGACAAAAGTATTATCACTTTATCCTAATCGCGAAAGATAAAGAAGGATATAGAGGACTAAAGGAGTTATCCTCTATTGCTTGGATGAATGGATATTATGACCGTAGAATGGAACGCGTTCCTTTGCTTAAATCTGAGCTTAAAGATGTAATGCAGAGATTTAAGGGTCATATTATTGGGACTACTGCTTGTATTGGTGGAGAACTTGGTAGTTCCATTTTAAATCTTCATAATTGTGAAGAAATTAAAGATGAAATTAACGCATAGAGATACCATAATCAAATTGTTGATTTTATGACATTCTGCATTGATGTATTTGGTAAAGATGATTTTTACATTGAATGTGCTCCCGCTTCTTATCCAGATCAAATTATCGCAAATAAAAGAATGTTAAGTATCTCTGAGGCTTTTAATATAAATATGTGTATTGGAACAGATGCGCATTACTTAACAAAAGAAGATAGATATGTTCATAAAGCGTATCTTAATTCTAAAGGTGGAGAACGAGAGGTTGATAGTTTCTATGAGTTTACTCATTTGATGGATGAACAAGAAACTAGAGAACTTCTTAGATTGAGCTATGACGAAGGCATAATTGATTGGATTTTTAAATGCTCAAACGAAATGAAAGATAAAATTGAATTTTATTCTCTTGAACGTCATCAATCAATTCCAGAAGTAGAAGTAACAGATTATAAAAAAGGGTTTGTACCATATCAGTGGGAAGATAAATATCCTGTTCTATCTAGTTTGATTTGGAGCGATAATATTCAAGAAAGATATTGGGTAAATGAATGTATTATTGCTTTGCAGAAAAAAGGTTTATTTAATGATCCTAGATATCTTGAAAGATTAGAAGAAGAAGCAAGAGTAAAGAGAGTGATTGGAGAAAAACTAGGAACTTGTATGTTTGCATACCCAAATACTCTAAAACATTATGTAGATTTGTTCTGGAATTGCGGAAGTACCGTAGGTGCAGGGCGAGGATCAGCTTGTGCTGCTTTGAACCATTATCTTCTTGGAATCACTCAACTAGATCCCATTGAATGGGATCTTCCTTTCTGGCGCTATATTAACGATGAAAGAACTGAACTTGGTGATATTGACCTAGATTTGGCACCATCAAAAATTCAAAAGATTTTCGCGGAGATTAGAAAAGAACGAGGAGAACTTGGCTTAGTACAAGTTTGTACTTTTGGCACAGAAGGAACTAAATCTGCGATTTTAACAGCTTGTCGAGGCTATCGTTCAGAAGATTATCCTGATGGAATTGATGTAGATATGGCTCAATATATGAGTTCTCTTATTCCACAAGAAAGAGGTTTCTTATGGCCTATTGAGGATGTAGTTAATGGTAATCCGGAAAAAGGCCGTAAACCTGTTACGGTTTTTGTAAATACTGTGAATCAGTATCCTGGATTATTAGATATTATTACTAGAATACAAGGACTAGTAAATAAACGTTCAAGTCACGCTTCTGGAGTAATCTTATTTGATCAAAATATTTTTGATACAGCCGCGGTAATGAGAACTCCAAAAGGAGCATTAATTACTCAATGGGATCTTCATGATCAAGAAGCCGCTGGATCTGTCAAGTACGATTTCTTGCTTACAGCAGTACAGGATATTATTATTCAAACTATTGAGCTATTGCAAAAAGATGGCGCTATTGAAAAAGATTTAACATTGCGTGAAGTCTATAATAAATACCTTCATCCATCTGTCCTCCCACAAGACGATAAAAAAATGTGGGATGCTCTTGCCAATGGAGATGTTCTTGGCTGTTTCCAATTTGATTCTAGTGTTGGCGCTCAAGCAGCAAAAAAGATTAAGCCTCAAAATCCGCACGAAATGGCGGACGCTAATGGATTGATGAGACTAATGACTGCGGAAAAGGGTGCAGAAACTCCAATGGAGAAGTATGTTCGTTTTAAAAATAATATTTCTCTTTGGTATAAAGAAATGGATCAGCAGGGTTTAACAAAAGAAGAACAAAAAATTCTTGAACCTCATTTCTTACGTTCTTATGGTGTGCCTCCCAGCCAAGAACAAATGATGACTATGCTTCAAGACCCAAATATTTGCGGATTTACGTTAGCTGAAGCTAATACTGCAAGAAAAATAGTTGGTAAGAAGCAAATGAACAAAATTCCAGAATTAAGAGAAAAAGTTTTAAATTCTGCAAAGTCTCCAGCATTAGGACAATATGTATGGAATTATGGCATCGGTCCGCAAATGGGCTATAGTTTCTCCATTATCCATGCTCTTGCTTATAGCTTTATTGGTATGCAAACTCTCTATCTTGCTACCCATTTTAACCCAGTATATTGGAATACAGCATATCTTATCGTCAATAGCGGTGCCATTAATGAAGAAGAAGGAGAACAATCAGATTATACCAAGATTGCTAAAGCCATTGGAGAAATTCGTAATGCTGGTATAAAAGTGTCTTTGGTTGACATTAACTATTCTGATTTTGGTTTTAAACCAGATGTTGAACATAATCAAATCTTGTTTGGTTTAAAAGGGTTATCTAACGTAAACAATGATTTAATTAAAACTATTGTTGATAATCGCCCCTATGTATCTTTAATTGACTTCCTTAATAAAGTACATCCAAATAAACAAGCAATGATTTCCTTAATTAAGGGCGGAGGATTTGATCAATTCCATCCTAGAATGGAAGCGATGATTCAGTATATATGGATTACCTGTGACAAGAAAAAAAGGATTACTTTACAAAATCTGCCTGGATTAATGAGATATAATCTCATTCCTGATGAAGAAAGATTTATAATGCCAAAAAGAGTTTATGAGTTTAATAGATATTTAAAAGCAGAATGTAAAGACTAGTATAATGCAGATAAGTATAAGCTAGATGAAAGAGCAATAACCTTCTTAGTTGAAATTGATTGTGAGAAGCTGCTTGAAACAGATAATTTAATTTGGTATATTGATATAAAATCTTGGGATAAAGTTTATCAAAGTTACATGGATGTATTTAGAGCATGGATTGCAGAAAACAAAGAAAAGATTTTAGATGATTTAAATACTGCAATCTTTATGGAAGATTGGAAGAAATATGCTTCTGGTAATATTTCTTCTTGGGAAATGGAATCTTTGTGCTTTTATTATCATGGCCATGAATTATCCAATATCAACAATAGTAAGTATGGTTTTGTAGACTTCTTTAGTTTACCAGAAGAACCTCAAGTAGATAAGGTATTTAAAAAAGGTGCTTCATTAATTCCTATCTATAAGCTGTATAAGATTTGCGGAACTTGTATTGCAAAAAATAAAGTAAAAAGCACGGTATATCTTCTTACCGCTACTGGAATTGTAGCAGTTAAGTTTAGACAAGAATACTTCGCGTTGTTTGATAAGCAAACTTTCCAAAGAAACAAAGATGGCACAAAAAAGGTCATAGAAAAATCATGGTTTAATAGAGGTAATATGATTGTTGTTCAGGGAATTAGACGAGGAGATGAATTTGTAACAAAGAAATATGCAAGTTCTGGAGGTCATCAACTTTATCACATTGATGAAATTGTCAATGGTACAGACTTAATTTTAAGAAGTGAAAGAAAACAAGGAGAAGAAGAGGATGAAGATAGTAGCGTTAATGGGTGAAGCAGGAAGTGGGAAGGATACTATTCTCCATAGTATTATGGAGAAATATCCTTCTTATTTCAATGAAATTATCAGTTGCACTACACGCCCTCCGCGAGAAGGAGAAAAAGAAGGAGTTAATTATTATTTTCTATCTATTGATGAATTTACAAAAAAAGTTCTTAATGGAGATATGCTAGAAGCAACAGAATTTAATGATTGGCATTATGGTACAGATAGAGAAAGTCTAACAATAGACAAAATAAATATAGGGGTCTTTAACCCTGAAGGAGTAAGATGTCTGCAAGAAGATGACAATATTGAGCTTTATGTATTTTATGTGCGGGCCGCAGGTAAATAGAGATTATTAAGATAGTTAAATAGAGAAGAAAATCCTGACGTAAATGAAATTATTAGAAGATACAAAGCAGATGCGGAGGACTTTTATTTCCTTGATGATATAAAATATAAAACTCTTAAAAACGACACCTTAGAAGATATTGATGTCGCCGTTGATACTATATTTGGACAATTTTATTAAACAATTATATCTTAAATCACAATATATAGTGTTCAACTAAAAATTTTATACAAGGAGTTGTTATATATGCTTCAAGTAAGAAAGAGAAGTGGTATTTTAGTACCTTTTGATAAAGAGCGTATTATTAATGCCATAAATAAGGCATTTATAGAGGTAGATGGAAAATTATATGAAAACGATACTGCGGAAGATATTGCAGATGAAATTAAATATACAGCAAAGACTTCTGATGATATAATTTCTGTCGAAAAAATTCAGGATATGGTTGAAGATTATCTTATGAAATCTGAACGTAGAGATGTAGCTAAAGAATATATTAGATATAGATATAAAAGAGAAATTGCAAGAAATGGATAGGATGATTTTATTAAAGCCTTTTCTGCAAAATTGCAAGGTTCTGATATTGAAAATCAAAATGCAAACGTCGATGAAATGTCATTTGGTGGACGAGTTGGGGCAGCCTCAGATTTACAGATGAAAAAATATGCTCTTGATTACTTAGTTTCTAGTAAATCTAGAGCTAATCATGAAAATAATGAGATTTACATTCATGATTTAAATGCTTATGCCGTAGGTATGCACAACTGTCTTTCTATTCCTTTCGATGATTTACTTGCAAAAGGATTTAATACTAGACAAACTGATGTACGCCCAGCTGGTTCTGTAAATACCGCTTTCCAACTCGTTGCAGTTATTTTCCAACTACAAAGTTTACAACAATTTGGTGGAGTATCTGCTACTCATTTAGATTGGACTATGGTTCCATATGTACGAAAGAGTTTCTATAAACATTATATAGATGGATTAACATATGTTGAACAAGTCATTAGCATGGATGATAGATTAAGTAATCAATTATCCATTGAAGATTCTATTTATAAGGAATTTAAAAACGCATATTCATATGCTATTGCCATGACAGAAAAAGAAGTTCATCAAGCGGTTGAGGGTATGTATCATAATCTAAATACTCTTCAATCTCGTTCTGGTAATCAACTTCCATTTACTTCTATTAATTATGGAACTTGTACTCTTCCAGAAGGAAGAATGGTGACTAAAGCTCTTCTTGAAGTTTCTATTGAAGGACTTGGCAGACTTCATAAAACTTCAATTTTCCCTTGTGGAATTTTCCAGTGTATGAAAGGCGTAAACAGAAAACCTGGAGACCCCAATTATGATTTGTTTAGATTGGCATTAAAGTCTACCGCTACTAGATTATATCCTAACTATGCTAATGTAGATTGGTCTGGTAATGCTGGTTATGATGTAAATGATCCAAGTACATATTTCTCTACAATGGGATGTAGAACTGCTAACGGGTTTGATATTAATGGCTTAAAGCAATAGAAAGATGGTAGAGGAAATATTTGTCCTGTTACTATTATAATGCCAACAATAGCTATGGAAGCTGTCACTTTAGATAACAATGATAATTGGAATGAAATTAAAAATTTGTCTCAAGAAGAAAGAACCCAAATTGGTATTGAAAGATTTATGAAACTTTTAAATATTAAAATTGAAGAAGCAAAAGATATGCTTCTTGAAAGATTTGAATACATTTGCGCGCAACCTGCGGATTCAGCAAAATTCATGTATGAGAATGGCTTAATGGCTGGATATGATGGAATTTCTACTCGAAGCGCTTTACAACATGGTACGTTGAGTCTTGGACAAATTGGATTAGCAGAAACTTTACAAATTCTTATTGGGTGTGACCATACCGAACCAGAGGGTATGAAATTAGCAAAAAGAATAGAGCAGTTATTCAAAGATAGATGCGCAGAGTATAAAGAAAAATATAGGCTTAATTTTGGAGTATATTATACTCCAGCCGAGAATCTTTGCTATACCTCTCTTAAAAAATTCCGTGATAAGTATGGTATTATTCCTAATGTAAGCGATAGAGAATTCTTTACTAACTCTATGCACGTACCAGTATGGCATCAAATCTCTCCATTTGATAAAATTGATATTGAAAGTCAATTAACTGGATATTCTTCTGCTGGTTGTATTACTTATGTTGAACTGGATACTGGTATGGAGAAGAATATTGATGCTATGGAAACATTAGTAAATTATGCTATGGACAAAGATATTCCATACTTTGCAATAAATGTTCCATGTGACACCTGTCTGAATTGTGGATATACTGGCGAATTTAATGATAAATGTCCTCAATGTGGTAGTAAGGAGATTCAGCAGTTAAGAAGGGTAACGGGTTATTTAACTGGCAACTATAAGACTGCTTTTAATAAAGGAAAACAAGATGAAGTAAATAATAGAGTTAAACACGTGGGGTATATGGAATGAAATACGCAGGTATTATAAAGAATGATTTCGCCGCTGCTCCTGGAGTATCCTTGAGTTTCTTTACTCAAGGATGCCCCCATAAATGTAAAGGGTGTCATAATCAAGAGACTTGGGATTTTGATGGTGGAAAAGAATTTACTCATGAAATTCTTAATTCAATCTTAGAAGGACTCACTGCGAATGGAGTTAAAAGAACTTTATGCGTTATGGGTGGCGAGCCACTATGTCCAGAAAATACATTTCTAACCCATCTAGTAATACAAACCGCAAAAGAAACAATTCCTGATTTAAAAGTTTATTTATGGACTGGATACTTGTATGAAGATTTAAAAAATTCAACAGATACAGTTATTTAGAATATATTCCAATTAGTTGATGTGCTAATTGATGGGCCATATATTGAACATGAAAGAGATATTACGGAACCTCTTAGAGGAAGCCGCAATCAAAAAATAATTTATCTAAAATGAACTTTGTAAAGAGTATTTTAGGAGGATTAATGATAGCAATAGCTAGCTATATCTACTTATCTGTTGGAGGTATAGTTGGAGCTATTATGTTTTCCATTGGCCTACTGACTATATTAAATATGTAGTTTAAATTATTTACAGGTTCAGTTGGTTATATCAAGAGCAAAAATGATATAAAAGATAACTTCATTATTTTAATAGGAAATATTATTGGGGCGTGCGGGATCTTAGTCTTTCCGCACGCAGCCGCTCTATCTCTAGTCTCTGCTAAGATCGCAATCCCACTATATTTAGTTTTCTTAAAGGGGATGGTTTGTGGTATATTTATATATTCGGCAGTATCCTCGTTTAAAAGAAATAAAGATTATATGGTGCCAGTCTGCGTAACAGGTTTTATATTATTCGGCGGAGAACACTGTATCGCAGATCTTTGTTACACTTTGGCCGCAGGTGTGCTTTCTATTGATATAGTATTATTTTTAATAGTAGTTACAATAGGCAATGCTATTGGTGCAATTATTGTTGACAGAATAAAATAATTATGATATTATATTAAAAGAAATGGAGGACTAGATATGACTTTATACGAGCTAAATCAAGCGGGATATGCCTCCCTTCCAAAAATGACAAAGGCTGAATTAGAGAAAGCTAAAGGAAATATTATCACATTCTTAGATTCCAATGATTCTAGATATTATATGATGCTTAATCACGATAATAAATATTTTACTTTATTTACCTATGAAAACGATATAAATAAAAATAAAATGGCAAGCGAGATTATTTCTGTTTCTAAGACACTTGGAGAAATCAAGGCAATAGAGATAAATGGAAATATTGTAGAAATTTGGATTTTACATGGAGAAAAATGTGATATGTATGCGTTCTTTGATTATACAAAAGGGGTGATATAGGTATGACAAATGCTATTATTGTAAATTATGATCCATTTGCTATGGAATCTGCTGTATATGTTGTTGATGATGGACTACAAAAACAAATGAAAGTATGCTCTGATATTAATGGATTAGCTGAAGCCCTTGTAGGAATTGCTTATGGAAATGGAATATATAGTATACAAGTTCATGCTCCTTTTGCAATAACAGGAGAAATCAATAAACTTGTAAATGATTTGGAAAAAAATATGTATTCAAATAGTAAAATTACAGTTGAGGGAATTTAATATGTTTTATAATTTAAAGTCTACAAATACTTATAGGGTGCCTACTGTAGAAGATGCTCTTAGATTGCGCAAATGGTTAGAAAAAACCTCGGTAGGAGAATTAACTTCATTTAAATACACTACTAAATATATTAAGCAAAAAGGTGAAATAGTTGAAGAGTATCAACTCGTCACCGCTACTATTACTATTGACAACGAGAAAGAACCAGAAGGCATTATGCCAATTACCATTACGGAGGAATAATATGAGTGTATATTTTGAGAAAGTAAGTCGCTTTAGTGACATTGATCTACCTATTCCAACCCGCGCGACCGCCAATTCCGCAGGTTATGATTTCGTAGTCGCAGAGGATACAGTTCTACCTCCAATGAATTTTTTAACTTCTAAAATTCAAGACCATATTTTTGAAAAAGATAGTGACAAGGATTTTTATGGATTTGTGAGCCCTTTTACTCTTGATGATATGGCTAATCTTACTAAAGAATTAAAGTCTAAGATTACTCTTGTATCAACAGGAATGAAATGTCATTTAAATCCTGGTCAATATCTTGAATTAAGTGTTCGTAGTTCCACTCCTCTTAAACATTGGATTATTTGCGGAAATAGCGTTGGTATTATTGATGCCGATTATTGTGATAATCCAGATAATGAAGGAGAGATCTTTTTCCAGCTTGTTAATTTATCTCCTTTTGCTATTCAGTTAAAGCGTGGAGATAAAATTGGACAAGGAATTATTAAGAGTTATCAAATTACTGATGACGATAATGCAACTGGAGAAAGACTTGGTGGATTCGGAAGCACATCTAAATGAGTAATCTATTATCACTCGATTAGAGTTCGAAGATTACCGGGTATGCGGTCTTTGAAGATAATAGGTTAAAAACTTTTGGTAAATTTGCTGTTGAAGATAATAATATAGATACTAGATTAGTAAAAATAAGATAGAAGATTAAAGATCTTATTGAATAGTATCATATAGATGAAGTAGTTTTTGAAGATATATAGTAGTAGAATAATATTTCTAATAATGTTTAGACTTTTAAGATTTTAGCAGAAGTATATGGGGTAGTTTCTGAATTACTAGAACAAGAAAAAATTCCCCATTCTTCTATTTTAGCAGTAACATGGAAATCTTTATTGGGTATAAAAGGAAAAACTCGACCAGAGTAGAAAAAAAATGCTCAGAATTATGTTTTTTATAATTATGGGGAAAAACCCACACAGGATGAAAGTGACGCTGTTTGTATCGGCCTTGCGCATATTAAATAGCATCAATGTGCTTGGTAATATTGGTCTAAATAAAAAAATCCTCCTTTCTTAACTTTAAAATAATTTGAGAAGTTAAGAAAGGAGGATTTTATGTTTGCTTTTATTACAGAACATATAGTAGAAATTCTTTTTGGTCTAATTTCCGCTGGAGCGTTGGCTTTTTGTAGATACTTATATAAATAGTTAATGGCATATAAAAAAATGTTATAGGAAAAAGAAAATAATGATATAGTAGAACTTATTGACGAAAAATTAAAACCAATAGTAGAAGATATTGAAGAATTAAGAACATATATACGGAAAATAGAAGATAAAGAAAGACAAGATTTAACATTAATTATAGCTTCATATAGATTCAGACTTGTTTAGCTATGTAAAATATATATAAAGCAAGGATATATGACTCAAGATTAGTATGATCAACTAACAGAATTTTACAAACTATATCATTCTTTAGGTGGTAATGGACAAGCTAAAGAATATTATGAGAAAACCATGGAGTTAGAAATTAGATCAGAATAAAAAAAATGGGGAACTCACTTGAGTTCCCCATCCTTCTTTAAGCGATTAAAAATAGAATTAGTCATATTTATTATTTCCTAGCCATATGTAGCAATTAAATCAGCTAGTAATTCTTCTTGTTCGATAGACAATTCTATTCCATAACTAAACATTGCAGCGTGCGTTAACTCATGACATAAAACTTTTTTCATCATTAATGGAGATAATTCTCCATTAATATAAATACCTTTAGTTTCATTATCACAAGCTCCTATCGTTAACTATCCATCGCTTCTAATTAACATAGGATGAATTGGAGAAGTTAAAAATAATTTCCATCCTTCTCCATTAATATTAAACATGGTTTAAAGAAGATATTTTTGTAGCAAGAGCAGAAATTTTCTTTTCTAATAATTGTCTTTCTTCTGGGCTTGCGTCATCAATCATTTCAACTAAATCTTCGCTTAATTCTTTCATGTATTTATCTAATTCTTTCATCTTTATTTCTTTATCTTTATGAAGCTCTTTTGATTCCATATACATCCGACGCATCATAGGACTACGACCTTCGCGAGAATCTCTTAAATCCATTGGAAATTCTTTCTCGTTATAATATATTGGTCTATCTCCATAGTTTCTGCGGCTATCCTACATATCTCCTCTATCTGATTCAGTATATCTCCCTTGAGAATCTCTTGAACGAGGATAGTACATTCTACCCCATTCATTTCTGTCCATATCTCTATCGGGTAAATAATATGGAGGAGTGATTGGAATGTAATACTTTCTATGTTCTTCATCTTTCTCTTCCATTGCTTTTACAATAGAACAGTAGTACATTGCCTGCTCTAAATCTTTTATCATATCAATAGCTTCGCCTAATTCATGAGTGTCTACATTATGAATATCACTTAGCTATGATTGAACACACCCAATAAGAGTTTCTTTCATATGTTTAAGTCTTTCCATAATTAAGCCACCCTTTCAATAATTAAATTTGCATTTTGGACGTCAATAGTCTGAGTAGAAACATTTTTTACTGCAATTTCAAAGCAACATCCTCTTGGCACATCAATAAATATAGAACTTGCTACATTATTATAATCTCCTACCGCCGCCGGAGTAGAAATCATAGTAGTAGAAGCTACCCCTTCTCCATTGATAGCAATAGCTAAAGAAATTGGGCCTGCTGTTCCACCTGCGGCGATTGCAATATTACCGCTAAAATGAGCTTTATATCTAGCTCTGCATTGAGTAGATGTATTACCTTTTAGTGTTACTAGTCCACTTCCAACGCGATGTAGTAGGCTGTTGGAACAGCCTACTACCGCATCGGTAAAAAGGACATTTTGATTAGCTTGTACTGTTTGTACGGCATTCGCAATAATTTCCATTGAACCAAATCTCTCCTTTTAATTTAAATCAGCATCCGCAACTATTCATGCTATAGCAACAGTTGGGGTTTGGTACTACGTAAGCGGGAATTGGATTATCACGTCCTAATCTACGGATAAGCTCCGCAGTTTGAGCTTCTTGGTTAGCTGTAATAAAGTTATTTTGAGCCTGTTGAGAAGCAGCGAGACGAAGAGCTTGATTCTCGTTTTGCAAATCAGAGATTTTCTCCTGGCAGAGATAATCAAGAATTGCACGAGTTCCAGCATTTTGGCTATCAATAATATCACGAGTATTATTGGCCATAGAAGTCTGAAGCGCATTAGTATTAGTCGCTAGATTGTAGTTAACGTCGGCAAAACCTCTCTCAATCTGATGACCAGTCTCGCAGCAGCAATCTGCAATTTGGCGAGAAATAGCATTTTGATTTGTGAGATTATCAAAACTTGCTTGCTGAATTGCAGATTTTGTATCACAGCAACAGTTAGAAAGCTGTGTAGCTAAAGCATTTTGACCCTGCATTAAAGCTACATTAGTACTATTGAAACCTTGCTGTGTCTGATATCCAAGATTGCATACTGCGTTGTCTACTCCATGGAAACCATTTGTTAAAGCATTATTTAAAGTATATGTGCTATCGCAGATTCCCTACTGGATAGAATTAATTCCAGACTGTAGATTTTGAAAAGCAAAACCTTCATTAATGTCCGCGCGGGTTGCCCAACCTTGACCAGAAGGAGAACCCAAACCATTACTGTTGGTTCCATATCCACCAAAACCGCCAAATCCATTTCCCCATCCAGAGAAGCAGAATAAGAATAGAATTATAATCCACCAAGCTCCTCCATCGTTCCAAATTCCGCCATTGTTACGATCATTGCCACCTGTAGCAGCAGCAATATCAGCTAAAGAGTATCCATTGTTAGAATTGAACATTTAAGTTCCTCCTTTAAGAAAATTATTAAAGGCCGAGCATTTTCTTAAAGTCAGCAAACTCCTTGTCATAATTTAATCCTCTTTGGGATAAAAGATTTCTAGCTATTTGTTCAATCTCTTCGGTTTTATTCTATTTGGCAAGATCTAACAAATTAGCTCCAAACGGATTATTCCCCATCTAACTTTCTAATATATTTAGAGTTAGCTATTGAGGATTCTATCCATTCCTAATCATTTGAATTAACTACATTGGATTCATTTCATCGGCTCCTTAAAAATCTAATTTTGGCTTTGATTCCTGCTATTGCGCTGTAGGCTATTTATTTGCCTATGGCGCAATTTTTTCTTTTAATTGAGCAAGTACGGTTTCAAATTCTTCTCTAGTAACAAACTAAGAAGGATTGACAACTGTTTCAATCGGAATATTTTTTAATTCATAAACATTAAGTGTTGAAGTTCCATCTAAATTTATCTATTTTGTATATATTTTTTTATTAGCTAAATCAGGAAAGAAAAATACAGAACCATCAAAGTCAATGCTAGTCGCCTTTACTTCTTCTATTGAAGAAACTGGGCGACCTTTAATTCCAATCTAGGGCTATTCCACATAAGGCATTCTTTGTTGCGGAGCATAAGGGATTGCCGCATACTAAGGCTGCTATTGTTGTGGTATATAGTATGGATAATTAACTGCCATAGTTTTACCTCCTTTAAAATATTCCCTTGGCCTTTCATTATTATATAAAATCTTGGCAAAGATAATTTTACTATTTTGCCAAAATTTTTGCCAATTTTAGTATAAAAATATAATGGGGCATAGTAACCCCATTATATCATGATGCTCTATTTTCATTAACCGCGGCTTCAATGAGATTAGTTAGGTAAGTATTTAAGTCGCCAGTTGTCTCAATAATATATTGTTTTGCATCAGATGATAAGATCTCTAATACAGATTCCATAGTCTTATCAAATGCAATTTTTTGAGCCTCAGCATCAAAAGCACCTTGTTCTTTTAAGCTATTAACATAAGTCTGATTTGTAGCTATTACACATTTAGTAATAGTATCAAATATCATAGTGGTGTATTTCTAAGCTGTTTCATTCTCTGTCTTAGAATTTAACTCATCTCGTTTAGCAGAGAGGAAATCTACGAGATATTTTGTTAAAATACCAAGCAGAGGAAGAATACAAAGCTAGAATATTTGAATAACAATTTCAGGCATATTAATTCCTCCTTTATACTATATATAAAACAATAGGAAGATAATTTAACTTTATTTGACCTGCGGGTTTCCGTTTAACCGATCTTTTTGCTAACGCTCATAAATTCTTAATCTAAGAGTGCTTTCAGATATGTCTTGACATTCTTTCGCTAATCTAGTAATTGGCTCATTATGTAGATAGCGTTCATATAATTCATCGAAATTATCTGGAAGATTTTTTCTTGGTCTACCAAATTTTATTCCTTTCTATTTAGCTGCGGCTATTCCTTCTGCCTATCTCTATTTAATATATGTTCTTTCCTGTTCAGCCTAGAAAGATAAGATTTGTAAGACTAGATCTGATATAAAAGTACCCATAATATCTTTGCAATATGACGTATCCAATAATGGCATATCCAAAACTTTTATATCTACATTTTTTGTCTTTGTTATTAAACTCCATTGTTCAAGAATTTCAGAATAATTGCGTCCTAGTCTGTCAATGGACTTCAGGAGAATCATATCTCCTGAAGTCACAGTATCAATCATTTTCTAATAAGATGGTCTATTAAAATCTTTGCCCGACTGTTTATCTATGAAGATATTTTCTTCTTTAACCCCAGCTTCAGTTAAAGCAAGAATTTGGCGGTCAATATTTTGGTCACGTGAACTAACTCGTGCGTATCCGTATAACACCTTTATCACCTCATAGATATATAAAAAATTGGCAATTTTATATAACAAAAATTGCCCAAAATTTTGGCAATTCAGCGTTTTGATTTTTATAATATATTATTATATAATATATTTATACTCTGTTAATAACAACATCTGCCGCAGGCATAATAAAATATAAAGTATCTTCTGATCCAGCTCTAGTCATTTTGTTATTTTTGTCATCTGGATCAATATTTATTCCTAAATCACTCTCCGCCGGTATAATAGAGCCATTAACAGTTTTAAATGTATAATTAGGCAACCTACCTACGCCGCCAGAAATTACAAACTCTCCTGGTTTAGCGGTTGACTAAAAATTTAAGTCGGTATTATCTGTAATTTTATATTCTTTTTGAGAAAAAACTTCACTTACTTTTTCTGCCATTTGCCGAAAAGTTGTTCCATCTGGAATATCAATTTCTTTATTTATAAGATTTGTCTTTAAAATATTTTTTGTTTCACTTAAATAATCTAATTTATCCGCGATAGTGCCCATTAAATCACTTCCCCATTTATGCTATCTAATACAGCGCCAATGTCACCAATAGAAGCTAAAATTTTATTAAACTCTTGTTCCGTTCCAGAATATCCACCATCTTTAGCTGCGTCATAAGCGGATTTTCCATTTAATCCAGGCTATCCTATTCCAGCAACCTTTTTTCCATTTACTTTAATCATTTTATTTCAACTCCAATTCATTATATATTACATAAATAAATACATAATCTCCATATAAGAAAGACTAATTATCTCGTCCAACCCTAAATGTTACCTAATTTTCATTTATAGAAATATTGTCAATAATAAATGACAGATCGGGAGCGTTAATAGCTGCTTTAGAAATGACCCCCACTAATTCTTAAATTTTGCTAAAATGCTACCATGTATCATTTGAACCCCATCTGAGGTTTCAGGATTAGGCTATGTTACTAATACAATTACAGCAGGTTCTTTTTCTACTGCAAAAGAAACAGTTCCATATGATGAAATTCCTCCTCCAGCCCTGACTGAAGAATTAAATGCCTTTATTTTTAACCAACTCCCTGTTTCAATTTGGCTTATATTTTCTGCAATAGTTGAAAAACTATCGGTTGCCGCAGTTTCTACTCCCTTGTCAGTGACTGCGGTCGCTATTAGGGCTTTGCCCTCACTGACATCGGTAAAAAGCTCATCAATAGCAGATTGAACATTAGTGGCTTTCATGCTTGAAGTTTCATTATTATATTCTATTGATGATGCAGTAAGATTTTCATTATCTTCTTCATCAAATTCAATAGTATAAGGCCCTGATCCTAATGTTTCTCCCATTTCCGCGCTACCGCCTCCTGGCACGGTAATAGCATTTTGGTTTTTAACCTATCCAGTTAAAATACATTCCATAGATATTTTCTCCTTTCATCTAAAACCTTTAAAAAAGTACACTTTACTGAACTTGGTCAACTATATATAATTTATCTACTCTTTCTTTCATATATATTTGAAAAGAGTAAGATACTCACTTTTGGGAAAAGGGTTTCTTACCCTTTTCCCAATTTTTTGTTATCTAGACAGAAGAAGTATTTTTCCTGTTAAAAAGTGTACTTTTTCTCGGAAATTGTTAATGACTTTCTAAAAGACTGGAGCGAAGATCGCTTCCATCCTCGACCTTCTATCTAGTAATTTAGATTTGTTTATAGCAATAGCTAGATAGAAGGAGGTAAACAATTTGCCTAAATGTATTTTAGCTGAGTAGGGTGAAAAAGGTGGAGGCTCTCTTTTTCTTGTAAAAATTGAAGTAACCACTCCCCCTAATAAAACAAGCTATCTTGCTGGTGACACATTTAATCCTGCTGGAATGGTAGTTACCGCATCTTACGGCATGGATGGTGTTATTGTAACAACAGCAGAAGTAACTGGATATCAAGTTACTCCAAATCCTTTAACAGATGGGGTTACTGAAGTAACTATTACTTATTCAGAACTCGGTGAAACTTATCAAACTACCTAGAAGGTAACTGTTATTCATAAACTTCTTAGTATTCAGGTTACTACTAACCCAACTAAGATGACCTATGAATATGGTGACACCCTTCAAACAACAGGAATGGTAGTTACAGCGAGTTACTCTGATAGTAAAAGCGCGGCTGTTACAGGTTATACGTGCTCACCAACATCCTTAACTACAGTTGGCAGCTAGCAAATTACTGTTTCTTATACAGAGAATGAAGTAACTCAATCTGCGAAATTTACGGTAACTGTTGAGCGTAAATCTGTCGCTAAACCAACCTGGAAAAGTAATCTTACCTATACAGGTAATAGTCAATCAGTAAGTGGAACTTCTTATTGGAATAATTTCAATACCACTTATATGACGATTGGCGGAACTACTTCCGCTACTAATGCAGGAACTTATACAGCTACATTTACTCTAAAGAGCAATTATAGATGGGCTGATAAGACAACCGATAACCTTGATGTAAACTGGATTATTAATAAAGTCGCGGGTAGTTTAACTGTAAATCCAACTTCTGTTGCTCTTGATGGAGATAATTATAGTACTGGCGTTAAAGTTACTATTACTCGTGCGGGAGATGGAGCTATTAGCTATACTCCAACTAGCGTTACCGGTCTTACCCTCTCTTTAAGTGGTAATATTCTTACTATTAAAGGTGATGGCAGTACGGCTATTTCTTCTACTACGATTACTATTAAAGTCGCGGCCGGAACTAACCATACTGCTCCAGGTAACAAGACTGTTACAGTAACAGCAAGCTATTGGGAGTGGGGTTCTGAAACTGCTACTGGTGATGCTAAGTGGTGGGCTGGATTAAAGACCTGGGCAGCTAAGGCCTCTTCCAGCGAAAGAAAGAAATGCGTAGGTAAAAAGAAACTCGTAAGTCTTTCTAGTGCGGTACTTGGCGCTAACGCCGCTACAATGATTTGTATTGGCGCTGATTAGGACGGAACTGGAACATTAACTTTCCAGACTGCGGGAACTTTACCTAATACTACAACATTTGGTAGTAACGCGTTATGGAATGGTTCAACCGCTCAATCCTTGTGCAATGACTTTGGTAATAGATGTAGCGCAACCGCTTCTATTAAATCTGTTACTAAGAAGACAAGCTCTGCTAGTAATGGTAATTAGAATAATACTGCGGATGTTCAAACAACTGCAAAATGTTGGCTACCTTCTGAATGTGAGATGGGATTTACTAGCTCTAACGGCTATGCTAGTTCTTATTAGGAGTGGACTGTTGGAGGAAGTTAGACAGCCTATAGTTACTATACAAGCAACTCTACTAGAGTTAAATACCAGATGAACGCCAATGGTTCGTTGACGAATTCAACGATGCGGTATTGGGAACGGTCCCGTTCCTACAACAGCTCGAACTTCGTTTGCTATGTCACCTACGGTGGATCTGCGAACTACAACAACTACTACAACAGCTCCGGGCTGGCGCCGGCTTTCGTCATTGGATAATACAGCAAAATAACAATTCGGGACAGTTAAGATTAAATTATCCAATAAAAAAATTATATATTCAAGTGAGGGAAATTTTAAATGTCTGTAAAAGTAAAGGATAGACACCTATCAAAACAAGACTGTCTTTATAAAGCCCGTGAATTGGTTGGCTACATTTTAGTCTTAACTCGTCCCAGAGAATTTGATAAGGATGGAAAACAAATCTGCAAACCTGGACTGCTTGGAGAGGGTCAACCTCTTCAAGCGTTCGGGTACGATATAATTAAATGCGGAAAGGGTATACACGCTTGCTGCTATGAGGCGTGTAAGATAAACTTAAAAGATAAAGAAACCCTTACAAAGAGAAATGAATATCACAATAAAGCGATTGAATATTGTGATAGTATATTTCGACAAATCGACCTATGTATTTATTAGTATGCTCAAAACAGCAAAAAGAAAAGAAGATCTTTTGAACATCTAGCTAGATTGACTAAGAAAGTAAAAGAATCAATCCAAGATAGAAAAAATAGAGATAAACTTATAGTCGAGCATAGATATTCGGCTCCTAAAACTCATAGGAGAGGTCGATAATATTTTTCTGCGGTTAAGTTCTGTATCTTTCGGTCCCGTAACTACAACAACTCGAACAACGTTTGCAATGTCAACAACGATGGATCTGCGAACAACAACAACTACAACAACAGCAACGGGCTGGCGCCGGATTAGATGGAGCTATCATGTTGCGAGTTAAGCTGCGGAGCAGCGCAAACGAGCAACGCCTAAATAGTACCCCGGAGTATATTATTATCCATCTAATTAAGGTTTACTCTGGATTGCACCCACTATGTGGGGAAGAGATTGAGAGACCGTTAAAGAGCTTTGCTCTACAACTATCGAATAATATACTATAGGTAGATCTGCCTTTTCATCTAAGGAGAACTTAACCATTTCACTGAAAAAGTGGATAAAGTAAGACTGTAGACGTGGAGCTCGAGTAGCTACCACTATAGCTACATGATAAGGAGAAAGTATGTCTGAAATAAACCAAGATACTGCTTTCGAGCGTTTTTGTAGTTTTGACGCTATGTATGATGCGTCTTATAAGGTATGTCGAAACATTCGATGGAAAGATAGTACAATTAATTTTGAAGAGAATAGGATAGAAACAATTTTAAAAACAGAAGCTGATCTGCGAGCGTGTGAATACGAATAGCTTGTGTTTAGTTGTTTTTCGATAATCGAACGAGGCAAACCAAGAGATATAAGAGCGTGTCATATCAACGACAGACTGGTACAAAATGCGTTATGTGAACAAGTTTTATTACCAGAATTAACTCCTAGATTTATCTACGATAATTGTGCGACTTTAAGAGGAAAAGGAATAGACTTTGCTTTAAAAAGAGTAAAGAAACACCTTCAACAAGCTCATAGGGAATATGGATTAGGAAAAGATTTTTATGGATTAAGAATTGATATTCAAAAATATTTTGATTCTATTGACCATAAATCTTTAAAGAAAGCAGCTAAACGTTTGATAAAAGATAAAAGAATTTATCAACTATGCTGTTATTTAATAGATACATTTTCTTTTAAGCTAACAAAAGATTCCTCTCCCATACCAGGAAAAGATTATTATATTAGTAAACGGCACAAATACACGAGAATTAGTACCACTAATTTTAAGCCTGGCCGCAAATACTATGAATATGATAATAAAAGTCTTGGATTAGGAAGTCAAACATCACAATTATTCGCATTGCTAGCATTGAACGAAATTGACCACTTCATCAAAGAAGAGTTACATATTAAGTATTATGGTCGTTATATGGATGATTTATATTTATTCCACAATGACAGTCAATACTTAGCCGAATGTGAAAAGAGAATAGAAGTTCGCTTAAATAAGCAAGGATTAAAGATGAATAAGAAAAAGACTACTATTACTAGAATCTCTCCTATTCACGCGGACGGCAAACGTCACGCTCCATTAAAATACTTAAAGTGGAACTTTTATCTCACAGACACTAATCATATAATACAAATTCCTTTTAAAAAGAAAGTGGCTCATTAGCGCAGAAAGTTAAAGAAAATGCAAGCGCTATGGCTAGAGGGTAAAATTTCAACAGATGAAATTTAGAAATCCTATCAAGGTTGGAGGGCACATATTTCTAAAGGAACTTGTTTTTATATAATTCAAGATATGGACAATTATTTTCGTTCATTATTTAAAGGAGTTGAAATAAAGTAATGTATATTCTATTAAATAGAGAGAATGTAGTAGTTGATATTCTTTCAGAAGCACGTTACATTAAACTGCAATCCTCAAATGGTATTGTCGTTGCCTGCGAGGAAGAAGAGGGAACTGGGGTTATCGGCTCAAATGGAGATACACATTATACTCTAATTAAAGCCGATGTATTAAATCAATCTAATGCTGTAAAAGTATTAGAGATAGAAACAATTCCATCAGATGTTACTCCTAATTATTCAATATATAATCAAGAAGATGGAACATTCACTTCTGATTTAGATTAGGCAAAGTATGACAAACAAGAGGAAAACAAGAAACTATTCGCAGAGTATCTTGCTACCCACCCACTAACTTGGGTTGATGGAAAAGAATATGGAATTACGTAGGAGGACCAATCTGAGATTAGCTTAAATCTCAATCAATATCAAGTCGCTCTCGCGGCTGAAGTAGAAAATCCTACGCTTGAGTGGCACGCTCGACACGAAGAATGTGTGCCATGGAATTTAGAGCAATTATCCGCTCTAAGTTTAGCTATTTCAAATGCGGTATATCCTAAATATCATTTAATGCAAGAATATAAAACTTAGATATTCGAAGCTGATTCAATAGATAAATTAAAAGCTATTGAATTAAACTATGAAGATACCGACAGTGAGTAAAAATATAATTCTATTTGCAGTTGGAGGAACTCTATATTACGGTATAGAGTTCCTCTATAAAACTTTTATCAGCTTTGGAACTTGTCATTGGTCTATGTTCTTATTGGGCGGCTTATGCTTTTTATTAATAGGACTAATGAATGAGAACGCTCTTTGGGAAGAATCTATTCTTACTCAAGGAGTAAAAGGCTCTTTAATCATAACTGCTTTAGAATTAATCTTTGGTCTAGTATTAAATGTAAAACTAGGCTTAGGTATTTGGGATTATTCTCACGTTCCATTGAATTTTATGGGGTAGATTTGTTTACCATTCTCTATCGCCTGGTTCTTTTTAAGCCTTTTGGCAATAGTATTAGACGACTACCTAAGATGGAAATGGTTTGGAGAAGAAAAACCGCATTATCATTTATATAGTAAACCTCCTTGCGAGAAATAAAAAATGGGGAGAACCTTTGAAATTAAGGTTCTCCCCATTTTTTTATTTTACATCAATGATAATAATAGCAATATCATTTGTTGGTTTTTCTTTTGTATAAAAGGTAATTCCAACCCCAACTGATGCATCAGCGTGATCAATTTTACTATACTCTTTAAGATTAGAAGTATAACTAATAATAGGTGGCACATTACCTGCTTTTCCGCAAGTTAAAGAAGTATTGGAATAAGTATATGTATACATATCTTCATTTAATACCCAACCTGATGCAGAAAGAGTTGCTGGATAAGCTGCCGTAGTACTTCCACTAATCTAGTTATCTGTTTCCAATTTGCTATACACATCTAAATTAGTTCTCGCCCCTGCTGCATTAATTGCCCCGGTTCCACCAACTGAAATTGGAAGCGTTCCAAATTGCGGAGCGCCCGCTGTAGCAGCAAATAAAGCGCCAGTTCCTTGCAATCCTGTTACACCATTCTCACTATTTCCGATAACAACCTAACCGGCCGCAATTTCAACCATCTTTACCGCATTAGTTCCATTACCAATTAATAAAGCATTTACAGTTAGACTATTATGTCCAGTTCCGCCCTGAGCTACAGTGGCAGTCATATTTTTAAGAAAAATATCATCAATATCAATCTCAGTAATATCATTCTTTAGAACTTGAGCAGCATAGGCATTTACCTGCAAACGCCCACCTTCTTCATTACTAATATCAATAAAGAGATTTCCTTTATCTTCTGTGAAATAAGCGTATCCTTCATGAAGAGGTACACTATTCAAATTATCTTCTGGTCCTCGAAAAATCTTAAATAAAGCCATTTTAGGCCCTCCTTTATACTCTCTAAATATAAATTAAGGTATTAAATCACTAAAACTTCCCCAAGATAACAACTCTTTTATCTATTCGGCAGAATATGTCTATCTATCTTTATTTGTAATAGCTCCACCGATTAAAGTGTTGATATAATGAACGCTATAAGTTTTATTTGTTACCTCTCCACCATCTTCATTATTATAATCATTATCAATAAGGTTAGCAATACCTCCGGTTAGTTGAACTCTTCCCCATACTCCATCGGCTGCTTTATAATACCAATAAGAAGTTTCCTAATTAGTCTCATATTCAACCCAAGTAATAGAGAAAATATCCTCTGCGCTGATTTCTCCATCGTAATTTTCTTCGATGTAATTTACGCCATTCTATAAAGAATCCTTAATTGTTTCAGTTTCGTTAATAGTGTAACTTTTAACTATTTTAAGAGCTTCTCCAACAGGACCTTTTAAGTTTCCTTTATTCTTAACCCATGTTCCATTAGAGCTTAATGAATAAATATCTCCTGTATCAGTATTTAAATACAAATCTCCTGTTTTAGCTCCATCAACAGTAACATTTAAAGATGTATCAGAAACAGCTAATCCAGCAAATAATTTAGATCCTCTTGGAATCTAGAAATCAAGATTTACTGTATCAGAAGAAATAATCTTACTAGAGACAGATCCCTCTTCATCAATTCCTATAAAATCAAAAGAAACTCCATATTTAACCGCGGATGGAAGCCCAAAGACAAGTTTCCAAGCGGTTTCTTCCGTATTAGTAAATTCTCTTACTACAGTAGGTGCAGTTGGTTCATACCCGCTACCGCCATTTGTGTAAGGATCTAATTTTGTTACTTCTATTTCAGGCAATGGAGACTAAATACAAGCAACATATTGGAAAGTGCAAGTTGTACCCGACTTCTTTGTTACCTTGTAAATAAAACCGGTCGGTGCATTAATATAATAATCACCAATATTATAATCTGCAAAAGTCTCATTCGTTTCTTCATAAATTCCAACAGTTCTTTCTCCTAATAGTTCACCATAATAAAACTTAATAGATTCTGGTAAACTAAATTTTAATACCGGAGAATTAATATTAGTATTATCTATCTAAACTGATGGGTTTTCCTCTGGACCTACAATAATAGTCTCTGGATTTCCCATTACCTAGCTTTGAGGTAAAAAGAAATTAATAACTGGATTATTTATATCATCAAAATTTATCTCAAAATATGGTGTTTCATTAGAATCAAGAACTGTTGTAGTTCCTTCCTATAATGATTGAGATACAGGTAATTGGAATTTAATTGCCGGTCTATTTATAGAATAAGAACCAGACGTTTCTAAGGATACTGTAGGTTCCTCTCCAACATTTAATAATTCAACTAGCGCCGTTTCAATAACTTGTGATTGTGGCAAAGATAATTTTAAACTTGGATTATTTATATCTGTTGTATCTAATTTCACACTAGGATTTTTATTGCAATCTAGAACGGTTGTTTCACCTAATTGAATATTTTGACTCTAAGGTAACTAAAAAGTTAGCCACAATCTATCTAAATCTGTATTATCCCAAACTACATTTGGATCTTTATCGGCATCAAGAACTTCCGTATCATGTAGGCTAATTCTTGGTGTATTTCCTGTCATGGAAGCCTGCATCTCATAGCTTAGGCCGCCCGCAGACCCACTTCCATCTTTATCATTAAAAACTTTTTTCCAAAGGGTAGAGTTATAACTTTTACCATAATTCTATAAATCTTCATTCTTATAAATATCGTAATTTGCATCACTTGGCAAACCATACGATACAATAACGAAATCTCCGGGGAAAATAGAAGATGTCCAACTCTTTGTTAAATCTCTATCCATCTAATATTTACTAGTAAAGATTTGCTTAATTTCAAAATCTATACCTTTAGGTCCTCCATAGAAACTCTCCATAGTTTGACACCTCCTTATACATAAATAAAGTCAATAATGACATTATATAAATCCTAATAATTTTCTGGAGCATCAACATTATCAGGATTTGGTAATACATAAATGCCATTTACCCCCTGATTATATAAGCTTAATGCTGTCTAATAAGCTTCTATATAAGCAGTCTAAATATTATTATATGCGTCCCAATAAGCCTTATATCCTTCTGGATCGGTATCTTGATCTGGCATATCTGGATTTTCTTTATAAAATCTCTCCAAATCTTCACTTCTTTTTTTGTCTGCGGCTTGCATTCCCGCAGTTCCTTGTTCAATAGCCTACTGAGATGCTTCTTCGTCTTTTTCATACTTTCTAGGTCTAATAAAATACATATTAGTAATAGCTATGTCATCATCTAGTTCATATATTCCAGTTCTACCAACCATAATAGTTTTTGATTCATTCATAACTATCTTGGTCCCAGCAGGAGCCTATACTCCAACTTTATTAAATTGAGAGGCCCCCACTTGGACAACAATATCACTGAATATATTCTACCCACTAGAAACATAACTACCACTGTTGTTATCTATTACATTATAATATATTTGACCAACAGTTGGCATTATCTCCTACTCCTCCTTATACTCTTGTTAATACTTCCGTGGCTGTAATACTCATAGTTCCATTATATGAAAGAGGTAAAGTGAATTGAGTTATCTAATAATTTCCACTAAGTCCACTGTCTTTATCTTCAACATAAAGAATATTATTTGGTTCCATATAATATTTTGGTAAACAAGTAATGGATATAGTTGTATTATAATTTAAATTCTAATACAACATTTCTCTAATTTTATCAAAACAACTCGCATTTGTGGAGCTTATTGAAAATAAATTATAATACTCAGAAGTAAGAACAAAAAATCTCTAACCAATTCCTCTATATTCTGCTATCAAATCCTGGTCTAATCCTTCAATAAATATAATATCAGGAGCTTCTATATTATATACGGAAGTTATATCAGAACTATTAATTACTTTAGTCCTTCTACCTATCTCATTTATTGAATATTTTCCAATTTCTGAACCGGTATCTATAAAATCTAGCCAATAGTTTAGATTTCCTGGATTATTAAATACATCTGGATTCCAATGATTATATTCATCCCATTTCCCATTTAGTGGATTATATAAATTGCGCCATTCGGCGATTAATTCAGAGTCATAATAATTATCATATACACTATTTGTTACTTGTGCGTTTAATGCTTTACGATATAATTCCTCTCTCCACTCATTGCACGGAGATCCAACTAATTCTACTTCATATCCTGATATTGAATAATCAGAAGATATATTATTAAAATCATATCTTATAATTAATCCCGTCTCTTTATCACTCACAGCCCACATATAATATCCTGCTAAGTCAATTATTGGTTTAGTATCAATAGCAAGATGATACCTAATATCAACTTCTATTCCAGATGTAGTGGTTCTCTTTCCCCAAACATAAAAATCATTTTTTATATTATCAAACTTTGGACTGCGGGTTATGGCTGTAGTAGTATCAAGATCGGTTAAAGAGTATAAAAACTTAGCATTATTATAGCTCTTTACATAATTTTCTGGAGATAACTCTGTTAAAGGACTTCCAGTATTAAGATAATTCTTTATCTCCTAAAAGATAAAGCGACCATCTATATCATAAAAATACTCAAAATTTCCAAGAACTTCAACTATTTTATCTAATAGAGTAGTTACAGTATCTCCAGCATCTAAAATTAATTCTCCCGGATAAGTAAATTCAGTTTCTCTATATCCAGCATCCTATCCATAACTTATCATATGAGGAAAATCAGCGCTTGGAGAAAAGTCCATACTTTCATAATTATTGCTAAAATATATGGGTTTATCTCCTATATATTTAACTAACATCTTACAAGTTTCTTCTATGTCAGCAATAATAATATTTGTTATAGCTTCTCCGCCCCAATGGTTGACTGCTTCATATATAATTTGAAAGATAGTTGGATATACAATTTCTATATCTCCATCTTTTTTCTATATATAACTTTCATGAAAGGTTATAGAGCCTGGAAACGTCCCTCCTGCGGTTCCATCAAGTAAACACATTTTATCTTTTCCACTTATAGAGATTGTCCATCCAGAAGTGGATCTTGCTACCGATGCGTTAGATAAAACAAATAATCCACAAGGAAACCAAATTATATCTCCATATCTTGCATAAGACTTTAACGGATTATTATATCCAACAAAAACTTTAACCTTCTTGTTTATTGAAATCTCATTATCTATATTTTCAATATCGCTATTATTCTCATTAGCCAACATAGTTAGGTTAATTGTTCTACGAACAGAGGACGATCCATTAACACTTAAACTACCAGCAGTTATGTTGCCCTATATTTCTCTAATAGGTTTTTCATCAAAAGAAAGTAAAATAATTTTTGCGTAATGAGTTTTAATATTTAATTTATCAAGAGCTATAAGGAAATCCATATCATTTAAATAATCAAACATAATACTATTCCACCTTCATGCGCATTTGATTTGTTAAACATTTATAATTTATTACACAAAACTAAGCACTTTCTAAAGCTATATATTTAACCATATTATCTAATGGATTAAGAGTATACCTTCCAGTTGAGCCAATCTTTATAATAGACGGATTACTTCCATCTGGACTAGAACTAATTAAAAGGGTAGTTCCTTCATCTGCCTCAATGTCAAGTAAAACAATATCACTAAAAGTATAATAAATCTTGCCATCTGTCAACTATCCATCATCATTTAATTCAAAATGAGTATTGTATATAAGCTCAACTTGTTTCTATGTCTCTTCTTTTATTATCTCGTAAATATTAATGGTTTTATATAGATTAAAGGTTGTATTATCAACAATAGTATCTCCCTATTTATCCTTAACTAAAAACTTTTCCATATTTGGTGGAACATTACTAAATATACGATAAGTTTCACTGTTTCTATAATCGTAATCATAGAATTTTAAAACTCCATCTGTACCAGTAAAAATTCCAGAAATCTATCCCCAAATGCGAGAAGCATCAATAGCAGAAACGACTCCAACAGAAACGTCCTCAACCTAATTCAACTAGCAAACATAATTTACAATAATAGGAACGCTAGATGCGGACAAAGATAAAGAATTTACATTTTCATTTAAATGATAAACTCTATTTGGAGCAACTAAAATTCTTGAACCATTAACATTAATTTCGATAGTCGCGGATTCAGGGCCATCAAGAGCGAGAATCAAATCTTTACATTCCTAAATCTGTCTATCATATTCAGAAGTATCCTCGTCATCTCCTGCGGCTTCAGATTTAAGAGCTTCTAATTCTAGTAATCGTGCAGTCAAATCTATTTTTGGATATTGCTCAATCTAAATATCTGTAACTTGAATTAAATTAAGTTTATATCCTCCGCCTATACTAACTTCTTCCTGCTCTCTTATCTTCGCATATAAATCTATATTTCTACCATAAATTCCACTTAACTATCCGAAAGAATTTATTCTATCTTCACTAGCCAAACTTTCAAATTTACCAATATTTATTATATTAACTTCATTTAAATTTTCTATGGTATTCTCTAAAACTTCATACGCAGTAGCAGAAAAAGAGTAAATCATGCGGCCGACCGTATTATTCGGAGTCAAAGATACATTCAGCAAGCCTATAATTATATTTCCTTCGGTAGAAGATTTAAAGAGCTTATAATTAAAATCATTTAAAAATTCTTCCACTTTTTCTCTAAATATTCTTTCAATAAAAATATTATCATTTGTTAAACTAGTTGAGATAGATAATTTATTTTCATCTGTAGAAACTTCAGAATAAGTTTCCTACTTCTCTTGACATTTCCCTCTGGTTACATTGTTTTTAATAAATTTGTCTTTGGGAATTACTAATTCATTATTGTAATAAAGTCCATCATCTTTTAAAGAGAAAAATGTCTAATCTTCATCCATCTAAAAACTTATTAATCCAGAAATTGGAAACTCTGCATAATAAGCCTTACCATTCTAAACCAAATGAGGATATTTACTTCCTAAGGTATCTTGTTTACTTCTTAAAGTAGTATGTTTAAAGCTGGATAATGTCTAATTAAGAGATAACTTTAACTATATATTATCCCTATAAATATAGCTATATTGGAAATCAACACTTCTACCTTGGTTACTTATATCATATACCTAAGAAGTCCGCAACCCTACTGAATTTTCCTATTGTATGGCATATTTATATCTTATACCACTTTCAATAGCAAAATCAACATGAATAACTGAATCATTTAATACTTGATTAGAAAATTTAAGATATTTTAAATCTTCCCATATCTAATAATTACTTTTTTCAGAACTTCTTGTTATTACATAACTACCACTAAGTCCATTTTTAGCGGTACAAAATATTTTTATACAACCATTTTCTCGACAATATACATCATTATCCTCAACTCTAATAGACACTCCCTCTAAATCTCCCAAATAGGTCCTATTAACTGAAAAATTATAAGGCTCTGATTCTCCTTCATATTCATTGATAGTAATAATAGAGTAGACTACTGTATAGCTTTTATTATTAGTTAATACGGTTTTAAATCTATAAGTATCGGTATTATTAATAGAACCATTGTGCTATAACCATCCAGATGTTTCAAGTAAATAATTAGGATCTTTAGAGGCTCCTTCATACAAATCAAATTTATATCTATCTAATAATTCATTACTAGCAGAGCTAATATTAAAGCTTCCTATAAATAAAGGAGTAAGAGTTGCCTCTATTCTTTCAGTAGATATAACATCTTCTCGTTTAGCTTCATCGTTTTCTATTTTAATAATTGGTGTATCTATAGCCTTAATTATCATTACTGTAGACCATTCAGAAAAGGCTCCCGCATCTATCTGCTATTGTTTCCAAGTGGCAAATTCTGATAACGAAGTATACATTGGATTTATACCAAAACGCATTTGTACTTTGTATAAATAGCCTGGCTACCAAGATTCAGCCAATTCGCTTCTATTAATTGATACAAAATATTGATTTCCTAAAGACCCTATCGCAGAAGGAGCTTTATAAATAGTTCCATCTGGATATTGGTCTGTATTTACAATACTTTTATTATTAGACTAACGAACTAACCGCACTTGTACATGACCTATGTTATTAAAAGACGTAATTGACTATAGCGTAAAATTTATCTGATATACGTTCACGCTAGAAAGAAATGCTGGCTATGTACTCTACAAAGTAGGCGGATAAATACTAATTGGCACAATTAACGCCTCCTTTTTCTCATCTAAAATATTTAAAAAATCTTATATCTTTTATAAATATAATTGGCCAAGAGGCTGACGAGTTTTACTCCTCATCAGCCTCCACCATAAAATATAGAGTATTCATAACTTTTAAAGGAATATCATACCCCTATAAAATATCAATAGAAAAAGTCGCTAATGGAACGCTAGTATTAACCGCCAATAAAGCATTTAATTCTTGATTAGCCGCTTCCCTTTTCTCCTCTGAAATCTAATAGGTTATATCATCAACTTTTTCTCCATATCTTTCAATAATCTTTTTTCGTTCGTTATAAATATCCTCAGCAATAGGAGAAAGAATTTTAAAATTTCTTATTACTGCATATGATACACTCGCGGGAAGAAGTGAGCAATCTTGTATTGTAGAATTTAAATTCTCAACTGCTTCCAAAATATCCTTGTTTAACATTTTCATAATTAAGACTCCTTTTTCTCTTATGGTGAAACCGCATCTGCTAAAGCTTCAAATAAAGCTGCACTAATCAAAGTTTTATCTGCGGTAACTCTTGAAGTCCCGCAAGCAGATGCCATAGAATTATAAACACTCGCAGTTATCCAATCACCACGAGAAACTTTTAAATTATTGTATGAAGAATACTGATTTGACTAGTTTCTCCAACTTTTATATTTACCAACCTAGTCAGCTAACTAATTCCATTTGCTGGCTGTAGCATAATCTGCTATATAATCTCCAGGACTGCATCCAAAAGAAAAGCTAGTTGGTTGCGTATATACAGTTACACTATCAGATGCAGATCCTAAACTAACTGTTGTCCTAGACGTAGTTGGCCCAGTAGTTGTTGTTACATCTTCATATATTGGATTCCCATTTTCGTCTTTTCCTACTTCTTCTCTATGGGTAGACCATCGAGTTACAGTAGTAGTTTTCGTACATCTAGCACTTAATGTACCTCTAACTGTGTTTGCCCTTCCCGCGGTTAAGCCAGTAAAATTATGAGTTGGTTCTTTTGAACTAGAGCTGCCTCCATCGCTAAAGCTCCAACTCCATACTGTATTGCTATAAGAAATAGTAGTTCTAGAACCATTTTTACTATCTCCAGTAGTGGTCGTTCCGGAATCACTTGGATACACCCATCCTACCGCAGTACAACTTATTGAAGCATATCTCTATCCAACACTAGAGTAAGAAGGAGAATGTAAAGTTACAGAACCCATATACTATCAACTCCTTACGCAAATTGGGCATAGATACCGTGCTAATTTTCTTTAGAAACATTTACATTTAGACTTCCTCCAGTTATCCATATTCCGCCACCTTCTGTTCGTAGAGCTATGTTTCTAGAAGATTTTAAAATAATACTATGATCTCCTCGTTCAGTAAGAATACCAATATTCTCAGTAGGACCATAATCATCTTCTCCTTCAACATATCCTAAAGTTCCCAGCTTATTTCTCCAACGATTATCTAAAAATATATCTACTTGATTCGTCTAAACTAAACCATTATATAGTCTTGTGGCACCATTTTCCAATCCGCTTTCACTGATGATCCAGCCACCAATCTCACCATTATCACAAGTCAAAGTAGTTGCATTAATATCTCCGCTAATATCTACATTGTCTGATTCAAAATCATCACACACAATTCTACCATTTGAATATAGTGTAGTTCTTCCTCCAGAAATTCTATTTGAACTGATGATCCAGCCACCAATCTCACCATTATCTGCATAAATTGAACCATTAATCGTTGCATTTTTACACTACATTTCTCCAGAGCTAGTAACATAAAAGTAAGAAGATCCAGAGAAAACTGGTCTATCTGCCGTACTGCTAGAACTAGCTCCTGCCCAAAAACGATAAGTACCAGAGCTCGCTATTCCAGTTCTATAATTATCACTAGTTAACTTATTAGAAGAAAGAATCCAACCTCCAATATTTCCCTATTTAGCAGTAATTAATCCGCCTTTAGAAACAGAAAATTTAGCACTTGATGCTGTAGCACTTCCTGCCCAAATAGCAAAATCATTATTATTAGTAGGAGTAGAAGTATTGGTTGGAGATTGGCTATTTAATTCAACTCTCGTTGAGCCAGAGCCGCTATATAGTCTATTGGTTTCAATAGTCCAACCATTAGATCCTGTTTTCGTTCCTCCAATTTTACCAGAAGAGGCGTAAATAGTCCCTGAAACTTCTGCATTGGTTGCTTTTACAGTTCCATTATATTTTACTGTAAAAGCTCCTCCGCCAATCTTTATAGCTTCGGTAGATCCATCTGCTTTAAGATCAGCAAGAGTAATAGTCATTCCATTAGAGGCATCCCCACCTTCTTCTGAAGAATTCCCTCCACCATAAATCTTCGCTGAAGTTCCATCAATAATAATCTATCCTCCACCACTTTTAGCTCCAAAAAACGCTGTTCCATTTTCCATTAAACCAAAAGTATTAACTCCAGCTTTATAACCATATAAACCTATTTTATCTTGAACACTATCTTTTCCCATAACTACACCAGTAAAACGATTAAAACTATCTTTCTCTCCTGCTCCAATCTATGGAGCTAAGATATACTAGCCATTTTCTTCATCAATTTGTAGCTATGTGCCATCCCATCCATTTATTAGCTCATTGCCATATGTATCAAGATATAAAATAACGGGATGGTAGATATATTTTCCTTCATATTCACATTTTAATAAAGCAATACTATTATCTTCAAAAATAAAACTAGATGCAGGTTCAAGATAATAAAGATTATCTTTTTCTTCAACTGTTAAAATTTCTTTTACAAGAGAAGAAATATTGCGACTATAATCCTAATTATCAACAATAAATTCAATGTTATTGCTATAAAAGGATGGATTAACACCAGACGCAGTATATTTAATATAAGAAGGAATGGAACTAATATCAATATTATTTAATTCATCATCACTAAAATTAACAGCAACATCAATAGGATAATTACAGTAAATTTCATAGGCTCTATTATTCTTATTGTCATTTATAGTTACCTAAACTTTTACATATCCACCTGTTGGATTTGAAATTAATTGTGTTGTACCACTTGCTATTTTGCGGTCATCATTTTCACCTTCCCGCAATTCAATATTAACACCAGTCCATTTATAAGATAAGATGTAATTACCATTATTATTAATTAATTCTCCATCTTTATATACATAGCATCTTATAGGTAATTCATTTACCCAAGATTCATCTCTATAAACTAATGGAGTTAATCCAGATAGTTTCAATCCAGTGTCAGGATCAAATGGTCTAATAGCACTTACATACGTAGTACCGTTCGTACCCTAATCACCATCTTTTAAGAATAGAATTTCTTTTCGGAAAGAATATTCCTGCTCATCCATAGTGATTATACGAACTAAGATAGTATTATTGTTAAAATTAACTTTATATTTCTACTTAATAGTATAATGTAAAATATTACTATTGTCAACCCAGAGATTTTCAATCATAGACTCACTAGGATTATATCTTGAATTAGTAATATCTTTTCCATCTGGACCAATCCATTCTACTTTATAAGAAGTTCCTACTCCATCTTTCCAAGTTAAAACAACTTGAAGAGTGCGCTCTTTTTCAGCGTCTTCAATAGCTATATCTCCATTTGCATCATATCTGAATGTATCTTCTCCATTATAGGTAATTGTTACATCTTCTTCAGAAGAGCTGTTTGTAACAAGATGTTCTAATACAGAGATAATCTCGATATGTTCTTTATTATAAACTCCACAAATAAAAGTGACAGAAGAGTACAATAACAAATTAGTAACTGTGATGGAATTTTGCTATAATCCAACTGCTGTATAGCTTCCATCTGGATAAAGCATATACCAATCTCCAATAAGAACGGTGTTATCCGCATTGTTCTAAATTTGAATGATAATATCTTCTCCTACTGTTGTTTGTTTAAGCTAAAAATCATAGTTACTTGTTAAATTATATATTATTACTTCCGCACTCAATGTTACGCTATCATTATATATAACCACTAATTTATACTACTTCTAATGTTTCACTTGCTCAGCCTTAAGTGTCATCGTATTGCTCTCGGACGCTGTGACGGGAGCCCATCCTACACCACCATTTTTATCGTAAGAATCGCTACCTAACAAAACACTTACATCTCGCTCAAACCACTTACATTTACAAGTTTGTTCATCTATTATATTATCACCCTAATAAATTAATCGACCAACTAAATCAAGAGAAGAGATCTCGTTGGTAAATGAATTTCCTTGCGGGGTCGAAATATCTAAATAATATAAATTATCTGTTAAATCTTTCTGTTCAACAAACTAAATCTCTATATCCTTTACAAAAATGTTAGGTACAGTTCTATTCTCTTTATCTGTAACTACACCAGATTCCACATAACGATCATAGACAAAATTTTCTTCAAATAACTTAATCTATTTAAGTCCAGTTAAATAATTTTTTTGAGCCTTAATAACCACAGATTGCGGGCTGTAGACCTAAAAGCGATAGGGGTCTCCATTAAAAGAACTTAAATCAAGCTTATAAGAAACTATATCTCCACTTTTTGTAAAGAACTATATATCTAAACCATAATTTCCTTTGGTGTGTTCACAATGGAAAGTAGTTAAGAAAGAGGCTTTTATTCTAATAAACTCATTGTTATTTGCATACTATTGGAATAGTCCATGATATCCTTCTTCATTACCACTATAAATAATCTACTAACTTAAATCACTATCTGCTGGTGCGCCTGCTACGACGCCCCTTTCCGCATCTTTGTCATAATCATACATTGTATCAAATGTTGGGCTTTTTTCTATTATTGAATTAGAAAGTGACAGCATCTCTCCATATGATAATGATTGTTCATTTATCTTACAAACAATTCTTTTTCTTGCAGATAAATCATCCTGGGGAATAGTAACATATACAGTATCCCCTACTTTATACTGCTTTTTTACATCATCCGCAAAAGCAGAAACTATATTTCCAGAATATTTAACTTTATACTCTCCGCTATCAAGATTAACAATACTACTAATCTCTGCTGAAATAGTCTTATCATAAGTTAATTTTGATAGTGCTTTATCAACTAGAATATCTATCGTCTAAAAGATAGATTCAGAAGCAGTATTCATTATTTATCCTCCTTTTTCTCATAGGGATAATAGGGGAGGAAATCTCCCCTATTATCCCTTTCTTCTATTTGCCCATTGAGTAGCATCATCAGCCAAACTACGAATAGCATCTTGAATTTCATCAGAAGATGTCGCATTTGGGAACTCAACTCGCTCAATATTTATATACGGTTCAACTGTGTTATCTGCTGGAGTAATCTAAGTATTAGATCCTAATCTTGATGCCATAAGATTAGAAATAGATAGTGCATTTCCATCAAGCGCTTTCTCTATAGAAGCTATAAAACTAGGTTCAAAAGCTCTTATAGCAGAAACCGCCGCGAGAATATTTTTCGTATCTTCTTGATTTAAAACTAACTCTTTTTCGTGCAAGAAAGCTAATTTAGCATTATCAAATTCTCCAGTATAACCTCCTGTATCAAATCCGCTTATTTGACTTTCTTTTAACCAGCCATATGCAGAATTATTAGACTATACATGAATCGGATATGGTCTGCCTTTAGCTATATTAGTTATTTTAACTTTCTTGCCGGGCCCACGTCTACCTGCTGGATCTGTGCCATAAGAATCATGATAATAAGTTCCACCAGTATAAATGACTTCGTCTCCTACTTCTGGGATTCCATTGCCACTTCCAGCTCCTCCACTGGAAGATCCGCTATTACTATTGCTAGAGTTATTATCAGAAGATTGATCTGAATTAGCGGGAGGTAAATCATCTTTATCTATTCCTCCAGCGCTTTCTATTGTATTTCCAGCTGCTCTAGCAGCCTCCTCAAGAGCCCTTATATATTCTCTAACTGATTCAGCCATGTCTAAATATTCTTGACTTAAATCTTGAATAGTGCTTATCTATTCTAACATCTAAGTGACAGCTTTCGATCCTGCATCAGAACATAAATCAGTAGAAGTTGAAACATCGTCAATATAATCTTTTAAATCATCAAGGCTTGTTCCAGTCTAATCAGCCACTCCAGAGACAGTAGTTTGATAATCTTCCATTGCTTCACTTGCTTCGTCCATGGCTTTAGATAGAAAATCTTCAAAATTTCCAGCATTAGAAGTCATATTAGCAAGATCTTTTGCAAAAACATTATCAAATAAATCAATAAGTTTTGTATTACTTCCAACTATATCTTGAATCTATTCATTATCGGATAATAACAAATCAATAATACTAGAGCCAGAGTTAGCTATAATATCCTGAATTTCTTGACTTGTAATTCCAGTTAGATCACTTACCTTATCTCCCGCAACAATAGCCATATCAATTAAGGCTTTATTACCGGCTTCGGTCATATCCTAAATAGCGATCTGTTTTTCGTTCTCTAGATCCTTAACCTTCTGCGTATAATAAGAATAGATTTCTTGCGCGCGGGCAGATCTTTCCTCATCAGTCAAGGTCATATCAGAATAAATCTCTTTTATTTTATTCTGACATTCCTGCCAAGTAGAAATAATTTCTCTAGTAACATCTTCAACCTATTGTTTAGCTATATTATACCATTCATTCTCTGCATCAAGTAAATTCTATTCCGCATCTGCTATCTAGCTCGCATCTGCGGTGTATTGATAATTCCAGTTACCTTGACTATCTCTTACTAATCTAAGCTGATTCTTTGCATTTTGAGCATCTTCAAGAGCCATCTGGGCCTAAAGAACATTATACTTGGCTTCAAGAATTTCTAGATCATATTCAGATAGAGTATTATTCTCTCTACGAATGTCAATTTCTTCTTGTAACTATTTCAACTAATCTTTCATTTTAGAATTAGTGGCTTTATCAATATCCTATTGAAGTTTATTATACCAAGAAGATACTTCATATGCTTCATTTACTTTATCTAAATATCTATCTTCTTGCTCAATGTAATGATCGAACTTGTCTTGTAGCAAATCTAAGCCAACTCCGCCAGAAACCGCCTATCCAAATTCATATACGGCTCTTTCAATAGCCTAAGTATACATTTCTTGTGCAGTTTCCATAGCGGCTTGCGCGGAACTTAACATCGCCTATTGAGCTTCATTATATTCTTCTAATAATGCATCTCGATTAGCTTTTAAACCATCATATGCTGGATCTGTTTCATCACCATCTAATGCATCTAACGCACTCTAGGCTTCTAAAAGTTCCTATTTAATGCCGTCGTACCACTATTTATTTAACTGCGCATTTGCTATTTGAGCTTTCATTGTTTCTTCGCTTACTTTTTGGAGCTATTCAAATCCTTCTTCGGTTTTATATGTAACCCCCTAAAGTGTATACAATTCTTTTATAAGTCCAAGAACTGATTCATTATGATCAAGTTGATCAGTAAATTCAGCGAATCTTTCAGATGCAGCGTCTAATGCATTTGGCAACATTTCTTCAAGACCCTCTACCCAATCAAGTAGAGCTTCTGCGGTAGAAATTATTTTACCCTATAAATCAGATATTTTACTTATAATTCCATCAATACTAGTCGCATCCGTTGCGTTAGCCAATTCTTCTTGATAACTTTTAAGTGTTTCTTCATAATCCTTGATTATTTTTATATTTTCGTTCACACTATTTTCATCAATACGAGCGACTTCAATACCATGAGTTAATTCATCACCAAATGATTCTGCAATCTTTTTAGTTAATTCACGAACAGCATCTTTAGCATCTTTTATTTCTATTACAACTTCAAGTTTATATTCAATCTAACTCAATCTATTGTCTGCGATGCTTCTCTCTAGTTCTTCCTATTCGTCCTTTACTTCTTGAATTTTGTCAAGAGTTTCTTCATATTGGGCGAGAGCATCCTAACGAGCTTGAAATAATTCATCAGCAGCTTCCTTTTGTAACTGCCAACTATCATATTCTGCCTATCTAGCTTCCTATTCATCTTTAGTAAGATTACTAAAGGTAACTAAAAAAGCATTATAATCTGCCAAGAAATTATTATTATAATCATCTATTATAGATTGAAGAACACTTTGATAACCTTCAATTTCTCCATTTTCATCAAAAATAAGAGAATTATTAAACAACCCTTGAAGATCTGCCTAGTCTTTTGTAAGATAAGTTTCAGCTTCATTAAGTAGTTTGTTATAATTAGCTTGCTATTTCTCTAATTCTTGAAGTTCTCTCTAGTATGCTTGAAGTTTATTGGCGCCATAGGCTCTATCTATATTATTTCCAATATCATCTAATAAATCGTTCTAATTCTCAATTTCGCGAGTTATTTCATGGTATCTATCTTCAATATCCTTTAGAGTCTTTTCATCTTCTTCGTCATACTTAGTGCCTTCATTATCTCCGCCACTTGAACTTCCCTTTACTCCTTCTATAGCTCCATCAATAGAATCTAATAATTTGCTCTAGGCTATTTTTGCTGCTGCTATAGCCTCATTATACCCATCAATACTCCCCTAATAAATGGCCCTTAGCGCTTCTCCAACTGCCTAAGATTGCTTAGCTTCAAGTGCCTCACTAGCATCACCATAAATATTTAAATCGTCTGCGGTTACAGGTTCTACATCTAAATTTGCAGTTAAAGAATTTAAGAAATCATCAGCGTTACTCGTATCTATTGTTGTTGCAGCCGAACTATCAAAAGAAACAGCAGAAGTATCAAAATCTTGCTTAGTAACATTATCAGTTCCTATTTGAGATACTTGAATTCCAGTAGCATATGCCGCATCTCTAATTTTTTCAAGATTAGCAAGAACATTTTGAGTATTTAACTATACATTAGTACTCATGTTCTGCGCGCCCTAAGCAGAATACTCGCTAACATTAGTCCATAAAGTCTACTAATTTGTATCTTGTGCGGTTAAACTATTGACCTAATCATCTAACATTTCTCCATTAGCAAGATTCTAAGCATTTACATATCCCGCTAATAAAGTTCTCTTCTGCTCATCTGATAATTCGTTTATAGTTAATTCTCCAGAAGCTAGCTGATTAGCGATCTTAAGCGAAGCTTCAGCCTCTCCTCGTTTAGCCTCTAAAAGAGAAATAAGATTTTGAAGCATATTAGATTTGGTATCAGCATCAACAGCTAATTGCCCCTAAGAACTATTATAAAATGCTTGATACATCTCATCTGTTAAAGCAAATGTACCATCCCTTAATAGTTCCGCGTTAGCTATAAAACCTGGATAGATAGATTCAATAGCCTTAGCTGCTTCTCTACTAAAACTCCAAACTTGTTCTCCAGCTTCATTGGTAGTCTAGCTTACTCCATCAGAAATAGCATCGAATACACTTACAATTCCATCAACGGAATTTTCAATCTAATCTAATTGATTCTAAAAATTTAATTCTGCATTTATTTGTAACTAAGCTGTGCTAGAATCTATATCATCCTATAAACTACTAATTAGCTACTCTGCTAAAGTTACAGTATCAATTTTATCTTGAGCTTCTTTTGTCCCATACTCAAATGCACTAGCTACGTTATCCGCAGTTTCGGTTTTAAAAGATTCCCAATCAAAATTTTCACCTAACAAATCCCAATCAATCGTATAATTATCAAGATTAAATTCTTCTCCGCCATTTAAGCTACCTTGATAATCATTATACGCTTCTCGAACTTGTTCCCAAGCATAAACAACTTTTTCTGCACGTTCTAATTCAGAATCGCTATATTGATTTAAAATATCCTATTGCTCAGTTATTCTCTTTTTTGCTTCACTAATCTAATCTATTAATCCATTATTGACAGCCTAATAGGACTCATTTATAATCCTCTATAAATAACTCTATTGTTCAACTAAAGTCATAGCAAGGAACTAATTAAAATCAATAATTCCTTTTTCTTGATTTCCCCAATCAACAGTTTTAGAAAGTGATTCTAATCCTTCTCGATCTAAATCTCTATCTCCAAGAGTTTCTAAGGCAGATTGTGCAGTAGTTAAAGATTCTGTTGCGTTTTCAACTTCGGAAATAGCATCAGTATATTTTTTAGCACTGTCATAGGCATCCTAAAAAGTCTCCTATGTTAAAGCACCCCAATTTAATAAATTTAATACAGAAGTATCATAATTTTCATCTGTAAAAATAGATTCAAGATTACTTTTTAATTCTTCATCATTGACTAATTCTTCAACCTCTAAAATTGCGTCATAAATATCTTTAAAGCCACTAATATCAGGATTCAGAGAAGTAGATACTAAATCATTGATTATATCGTTTAATTCTTCGCCTTCATACCCAGCAGAAGTGAGCGCCTCTGTAACTTCGTTAACCCAAATTTTATACTACGCTAAACTTGATACTTGATCATCGGTAATAGTCTAATTATTAAACTCTCCAAGCTATACCCGAATAGTATTTATACTCTCTTTAGTTTCTTTATATTGAGTGACAACCTCTTCCATTTTATCTCGCCACTCAACAGCAGCATTGTAAAGTCCAGATGCTCCTCTTTCCGAAACAGTCATGCTATTATTCATCAAATTAATAGCATTATTTAATTGATCATAAAAATTAATTAATTCTTCTGTATTATTTGGGTCTATAGAAAAAGCTAAGTTTCTTCTTCCGCCAATTACATTGTCATTCCAACTACTATATAAAGCGTCCACATTATTGAGAAGAATATTAGATGCAGTATCTTCTTCGGTGCCATTCCAAAAATCATTAAAACCAGTAAAAGACCCCTCATAATTTCCACCAAAATATACGTGGCCCACGCCTTCTCTCGCGGTTTCAAGAATGAGAGTTTCATTCGCACGTAACGCTTCTTCTTGGGACTACAAAGTTTCCTAAAGTTCTCTTCTTTGAGCTTCTTGAGCAGCTTTTAAAACACTATTATAATCTTCATACTATCCACTTAGTCTAGCTAATGCACTGCCTTCTAAATCATACGCTTCAGCCAACTAACGAGTTAAATCATCTAACTCTTCTTTTCCATCCCCAGTTTCTTGATAAGTAGATAAGGCATTTTGAGTAGATTGAATTAACTCTCTATTCGCTTGTGCTTCTTCTTTTTTTGCATTTGCCGCATCAATAGAGGCCTAAGCAGCAGCCAAGGTTGCTTCATGCTATGCTTTTATAGCACTTGTTATTGCAGTAATCGCTATTATTGCTACCATAATTGCAGCAGTTAAGATGCCGGAAGCCATAGCGGCTTTCTGCTTCGCCATAGCAAGCTATTCTGTCGCTAAAGCCTCTACTGATGTTGCCGCGGCGTCCGCCGCTGCTGCAACAGCATGAGCAGTAGTTAACATATTTAAAGTTTTATAAACAGAAATAATAGAGGGTAGTAACATACCAAGAGAAGTAAACAAAGCTACAATTCTTTCAGTTGAAGTCATATCTTCATCAGAAAAAATTCTTCCAATGCTCTAAAAAGCATTCATAATCATAGTTAAACTAGAAAGAGAACTTCCAACCTAAACCAATATTGTAGCCCAATCTCTCGTTGGTATTAATGCTTTTGTAATTACACTAGGGAACTTCGCTAACAATTCCTAATATCGAGCCTCTTGTTCAGTTGTTCTTGCAGTAACAGACTCCAATTTTGTTAATTCATTAATATAAGAAGTAACTACTCTTGGATCGGCTCCCATAGTCTATAAAATAGTCCCAAGTTCACGAATTTGCAATTTTGCATTTTGAGACTAATTTTTTAACCCCTCTAATTGCTAAGTCAGCCATTCAATCTAAGCATAATTATGTTCTTTGCCCGTAACACTAGATAATAAATTACGAAGGCTGTCTCTAGTCGCAGTTCCAGCGCTTTCAAGTTTTTTAAATTCTTGATACACTGTATCAAGTTTTGTAGATTGCTAAATTAAACTAGTTAACTAAGTAGTAACATCATTATAAATTTTATCAAGGTTACTATTAGCTCTTATATTTAACTAAATTTGATTACTTTTATTTCTACTATTAAATTTATTTATTTCTGCTTTAACTTCTTCTTGCCAGCCATCTTTTATTCCTATATTAAAATAAATAGTATCTCTAAGATTTAATACATTTTCCCTAGACTAAATCTACTACTAAGAATATGTCTTTAACTAATCTTGCAAAATACTTAATTTTAACTGTTCTGTCTAAATTAATCTACGACCATTAGCATCCATCGCGTCGTAGTTACTATTTATTTGGCCCTATATATTAGCCTAGTCAACCATAATATTAAAAAGATTTTTTTCAGCCTAAGACATAGAGTTTGTTAAGCCTAATTGAGTTGCTATCTCAGCCGCTGATGCCTACAAATTTCTCGCTCTATTCTACTCTAATCCAGATAGAACTTTTATATTAGCCACCATAGAACGCATTGATTCAGCAATCTTATTTCCATAAATCCCATTAATCAACAAAGCGGTACTAGCTAAAATACCATTTAACCCTCCCATTGCATCAATGGCGTCTGCAATACCAGATAAAAATGGAGTTAAGACATTATCTGCATTTATATACAAATCTGGATTTATGACACTATCATAAATATCCTCAGCAGATGCTTTTACTCTATCTCTAGCAGCTTCCCAAGATTCAGCATAAATATCTGCCTGTTCCTAAAGAGATCCCTCTGCTCCATAAGCACTAGCTAAATTCTCCTAAAAGAAATCCCAATTATCCATAAGTGTAATAAGACGAGTATATTGGCGAACTCCGGCTACGGTCTAAGCCAAAGCAATCTACTAGTCATTAGATAAGGTCTCCCATTTTGAACCCATTTCATCAAGTAAGGTATCCATAGTTTTAATCTCACCATTAACATCAAAAATATCAATACCCACTTTTTCAAGAGCTTTAGAATATTTATTTAATGTAGTGCCATCATCGAGAGTTTCTCCAAGATTTAAGCCTTGGATACGAGCAAATAAAGTTCTAAATGCTGTACCTACTGTATTAGCAGACTCACGTGTCGTAGCAGTGACAGTAGCAAGAGCAGAAGCAGCATATTCGTAACTTAATCCAACTGTATCTGCTACAGAGGCAAATTGTTGGATACCTTCTGAAATTTCATCAGAGCTAGACGCTGTATCGGCGCCTAAACGCACCATTACATCAGCATAATATTCAAGACTCTTACTTCCATCATAGAAGTTGTTCCAAACTGCGGTCAGCTGATCCGAAGCGGTCTATGCACTAATTCCTGCGGCATTAGCCATTTTAATAGTAGTTTCAGTTCTATCTAAAACTTCCTATTCAGTAAGACCCTATTGATAATAAATCAAAGCAGCATCACTATATTCAACAGTAGTTGTACTTAATGCTTTTGCTGCTTCATTTGCCTATTGAGCAAATTTAGCCATGTCTTCCGCAGAATTTTCAGTAACTATACGAATATTTGTTAATGATTCATTTAGATCTTGTGCATACCCATAAGCTGATTCTATGGTTCCCACAAAACTATTTAACGCGGTGGAGGTAATCTGCCATCTCATAGTATTTTTCATAGTAATCCATAACTAATCAAATATTTTGCCAGTGCGCAATGCTGGAAGCTCCGCTTTTTGAATCGCTGTTGCTACATTTAAAAAAGCCTTTTGCCCCTCGGTACCAATCGAAATTAACGAGTTGGCATAATCTTTAAGAGTTCTTCCGCTAGATTTTAAACTATTTTCAAAAGCTACTAAATCTAACTTTCCAGTCCCTTGATTAAATGCCTAATGCATATAAGTAGATAACTCTAGCGCAGACTAAGAAGCTTGTCGCAATTCTGCTGTAACTTTAGAACCGGCACTGATTTTATTTAAAGATTGAACTGCCTCGTTTACTGCTCTGTAAAGTTCAGCAGTATCAACATCAAACCCAATCTAATAATTTAATCTTCTATTATTAGCCACAATCCTTTTCCTCCTTTATCACCCATAAAACAAATAAGGCTCTTGAGAATTATATCTCAAGAGCCTTTTAATTCTCTATCTAATTTGTAAATTATATTAGATTTATTAATCTTTTCCAACCACATCTTTAATTACTGATAAAGTTTCAAGATTCTCACCATTTTTAATTTTTTCCATTATATCAGTAATATATGTATCTAATCCAGAAGCATTTTTATTCATCATTTGGATAATGCCTGCGGCAGAGTTATTATATCTTGCTATATCGCTTAAAGTATCTCTAACTAAGTCTTCAATAAAAGACAATTCATCTACTGGAATAGCACTTCTAACTGCATCAATAACACCATTAGTCTCTAGTGTATCATAAGTTTTGGCAATATTTTCATGCACATCTTCTTGCTCAAAAACAATTCCACCATACCATCTGCAAATAGCAATAGCAAAATAAGTTTCTACTCTTACCGGACTAAAACACCCAGTCATCTCATCTATCGCTAAATCTGCGACAAAAGTAATAAGATTTGTTTTATCTGCAATCGGAAGATAATTAACCACAGATAAAATCTTATCTTCTCCAATTTTTACTTCTGTATATTTAATTTTAGGCTCCAAACCCAAATCTTTAAAAGTAATTTCACTCATTGTAAAAACTCCTTTATCTCATTTATATTTTTATTATACTAGAAAAATTAACTATTGTCAAGTTTTTAATATGCGTATTTAGACAATATATTATTGTTTAATGTAGCAGAAATTATTATTTTACTTATAACTTCATTAACTATATTACTACGAGTTAAAGCGTCTAATACATTTGGACCAGTATTTCCATACCACTTATTACCAGTAGAATTTTCTCCCCCAATAGAAACTATTTCATGACCGCTATTGCGAACTATGTCATCACAAATATTATTTATAATACGCTAAATAGAAAAAACTTTACCATTAACAATAAGTAACTGACCAAGATGTCCTTTAGAAGAAGCTAGACCGCCAGAAGAAACCCATTCATTAAAAAATGAGGCGGCTACCGATGCACGAATATTATTAAAAGATTCTTCAAAATCTGATCCAGTGAATCTATGAGCAATCATATTATAAGCAAGATATTTTTCTGGCTAACCAGAAAAATAATCCCCTACATTCATATTTGAAAAAACCTAAATTCTATTTGCAGATTTCTTTTTATTCTACCACTTTGCATTAACATTAGCACTAATTTCTATATTAAATACTTGATTACCCTTAGTTACTGACAAATTAAAAACATCATTATTAAAAACTTTAACAGCACCTCTACTTCCATTGTCAGAAGTAGTATTCTATCCTCTATCAACCCACTTTAATTTTCCACCAGACTACTTAATAGCAGTATCTAATATACTATCCGCAGTATTAATTCCAATAGATATACCTTCTGCGACTATAGCTTGACTAATCTAATTTCCAATAACTTTTCTAAAAATATATGATATTGTATTAGCAAAAGATCTAGAGTTTACACTTCCACCTTCATTTAATCTTGAAACCGCTCTACTCAACGAATCTATTACTTCTTTCGCTACATTGATATCCCCATCTTCAATGGACATAACATAGTGCTACTAAGAATTATCTATCTAAAAACTAGTACCAATTAGCGATCTTCCTATCTAGGTTAAAGCATCAAGAACACTGACATTTATCATATTGGCTTTCATAAGAGCCTATATCAATAATCTAAAAAAATCATTAACTCTTTTTATATCAGGTGCCCCATTAGCCAACAAATTATTAAAATTGCCAGCCTATTGTAATATAGTATTATAATTCTCAAAATTTACCTATCCACCGGCTAATTCAATTCCTTCATTGATACCTGCCGCGATCTAATCAAGAGTAGAATCCAATAAGGTACCAATCTATAAATCACTCAAAACTCTTAACCCACTCGCGGCAACTGGACCTTTAGACCGCATCTATTCTTGAATTGATACAATCTAAGTCTCAATTCCCGCAGTCTTCATTTTACTCATTGCCTCTTGATACTATCCACTAAAGAGAATATTTGCGGATTCTACATCTCCATATTCTCTTAAATGACTACTATGATAAACAATATAATTTAAAGACCAACGCTATACATAATCATAAATATTAACATCCATACTCCTATATCTCCTTATAAAAAGAAAAAGGGAGGACTTTATTAAGTCCTCCCTTAAAATTAAATGGTGTCATCGCTAACAGAGACTAACTTATTGCGCATTTTTGCGCCAGAATAAGTGCTTGTGCTTTCTGCAAAACTGAGCTTATTATTAATAGTATAACTCTTCTCAAAGTCTCCGTTAATCTTAGTAATCTTAGCTGTAATAGGAGTTGTATTACTCTCCTTAGTAAGAATTACTAATAGGCCATCTGCCAATTCTGCGCCATCTACGGTTTGAGTCTTTGTATTGCCCTCAATACTGTCATCAGTAGAGAAGTATTTCTCATATGCTGGGTTAGTTGTTACTACAGTATACTTGGTACTATCGCTCTCTACTGGAATTTGGAGGCTAATTTGTGCGGCTTCTGGAATTGTATCTCCATAAGCCTCAGTATCATAAGCCTTTCCTGTTACAATACCAGTTACATCAAGTTCCGCCTCTGTGGCACTGTTAGAAACAAAATTTACAGTTACATCAGCAGCTTCACTCTCATAAGTACCAACATTCTCAGAGCATGGCTCACGAGAGCCTTCGGTTTCCCCAGTTTCATCAGTAATTACCTGAATAGCGGCAAGAACTTTATGAGTTTGATCAAACTTAGTGTAGTCTGGGAAAGCGTCCATTGTGAATGTAAAGGTAGATGGATCACCGTTAGCAGCCATGCTGAATGTGAAGTTACTCTGAACCTTACAGTTAGGAATAATAAATTCAGCAGGCATATCTACGCCATCGCTCTCACGGCGGAATAGAGTAGAAGCTTCAAGATAATAGTTTCCACCAAACTTATCAGCGGTAATCTCAATCATCTGGGCGCCACCAGTGCGCTTTACATAATAGTCAACTAAAACGATAGTACCAGATGGGAGCACTCCCGCATGAGAATAACAAGTTAAAGTTGATTTTCCGTCCTCTGTATAAGAAACAGAAACAGGAATGCATGGTTCAGCATTAACTTGACCATCATCTCCTAATACCATTACAAAAATGTCAGCAGAACGATGATACATTTCATTTTCATGATCTGCAAATCCATTCCAGCAAGCTTTATCAGGAATTACGATAGTGTTAGCTGTTTCAACTTCTACCTGAGAAGTTTGATGAACGTAAATTGGAGCTTCTTTTGTTGCATCAAGCAGACCTGCACCAGAAAGAATAGAGAAGCTCTCTGGAGAAAGTAAAGCATCTTCCATTGTAAATGTTAGAGTACGCTCACCTTCCCAAGCAATCAATCTAGTATATCCACGTCCGCCCTGTGCGTATACAGTTGTTGCAGCACCTTCAAGAGTAGAGGTTCTTAAAGTGTCAAAGTACAAAACTGGTTCATTTTTATAGAACTTACGATTACCTAAAGTCTGATAGCTTTTGGCACGAAGTACTACATCGCAAATCTCACGAATACCAAAACGCATGAGCTAATTCCTCCTTAATTTTTAGGATGTATATCTCGCATCCATGATTCAACTGGTTTATCTGGTTTGCCGCCCGCAAGACGAACCCGCAAGTCAACATCCCATTCAATAAACGCATTATATCTTTCCATCAAATCAAATATCTAAAACATATTTAGATTTAAGCAATCCTCTAAACTCATTGTATTAGATCCGATTGTCAAGATAGATATATAGCGTGTTAGAACACTCTCATTATTTCCTTTGCTTTTGATTTCTGCTACTTTTCGTCTACCGCGCATTAACTTTTCAGCAATTTCTTTAGCTCGGTCATTAGCTGGATTATAGATAACATTATTTCCCTAAAATAGACTGTTTACACACAAAATCTCTTTTAGTACGCTTTGAAAAATATCAAAGTTATTATCATCTATTAACAAAGGCTAATTTTCTCCTTGCTTAGTTAAAATTATTGAATTTCTAGTTATTACTGGTATATAACCAGGAAATAATAATGTAAGTAGCATAATAACAGCATTTTTTTTATCTTTATCCTGTGACTATTCTAACACCTTCATCAATACTTGAAAATTAGTTAATGATGATAAAAGAGTTTCGTCCTATATTAATGATTCTTTATCTAAACATAAATATTGAACTGCCATAAAAAATTTTGTCTCTCCCATAAGAGCTATCTCTTTAATGACGGGAACGTGAATAGTAAGTTGTAATTCAGGAATGGGAATATCAATCCCGGCCATTAAAGCTAGTCTATAATCAAGCAAGCGGATTTACCTTATCTTCATTTCCGCGAATAGCAAGATATGTTAGAGACAAACCAGCAAATTCTTCATCATATATATATGGCGTAGCTGATACAAATTCTAGCTCTCCTATACCCGTTAAATGAGTTCCATCAAGCATTGAATCTATCTCTCCCGCGATTCGATAAGGCCGTAAATCATAATCTCCCAAATCCCAATTATCATAATGACAAATAATATCAATACCAAATGTATTATCTCTATATTCAGGATTTGTAGAATTTCTAACCATAGTGCCATAGATCAATCTTAAATAAGATTTTTCTGGTCTATCAACCTTTATCTTAGGAACAGCAGAAATCTACTTAGTATCAATCATTTCCTTTATCATATCTCCTGTAACGGTCGGTTTACTTTTCCAATCTCTAGTATTATAAGTTAATAATTTCAAAACATTCTAATTAGAAAGTATTCTTTCCATAATCAGAGAAGCATCTTTCTACATACCTAACAAACTAGATTTAGGATACTCATAAGTATTTTTTTTCATTTCAATTCACTCTCCTTAAAATAAAGATTCTACTACAATAACTTTTTCCAGTACAGTATTATCCTTCTTCCATACTAGAGTGAATTGACCATGAGTAGTTTTATTCCACACCAACTAAACAGATTTATTTCCATTTGGACATAAAGTTACAGGAACATTCTTTTCCAATATTGACCAAGCTCCATTAGCTTCTTCTACAGAATAAGATTCTTCTATCATTGGTTTAATAAAAGTCTCTCCCATAATCCCGCTATTTGGAGTAGGATCTTCTGGTTCGAATATTAAACCATCTTTCATACTATTTTCTATATCATCAGTATCTCTATTTATATAATCTTCTTCTGCACTCACTTCAATTACATTCTTCATACTTATATCATCTGGAGCCTAAACTTTCCAACATCTTCCAGCGAACAAAAATTCACTATATCTATCAAAAGCATGAATAGTTTTTTCATTTCTTGGCATAAGTATGTTTAAGCTAAGATTAGGTTTATCCAATCTTTCTTGATTCTTCTAAATAGACTCGATTTGGGTTTCAACTGGACCTCGAATCGCAGCCCAAGTCTAACACCAATTCCCTTCCTAATCTTTAAACTTAATTCTATATCTACAACGTCTTATTTCCCCTCTAAAATAAGCGTCCTCAGTTATTTCTTCAAGATAAATTATCCAATGAGTGCCAGTTTTTTTCCACTCAAAGACATCTCCAGGCGCATATTGATTAATATGATCTATGGAGATTATCTTATCATCATAGTCCTGTTTCACTTTATCTGGATTAATAAGCGCACGACACATAGGATAAATATTCATATCTGGATCAACAGCATCTAACGTTGCATCTAAAACCTAGGTTGACTTCTAGACTAATTGAACAGTACAGGCTTGATAAGAATATAATAATGCTTTCTAAAGAGTTCTCCATTTATCTTTGATCATTCTATCTTCCTAGTGAATACCACCCTACCATTCAAATCTTTTTCGCATTAATTCAAGATTCGTCATCTCTAATCACCTACGCCAACAAATCAATACATCTAAAGACTGTTTTTCGATAAATCATAAAATCATTACAGACATTTGAAGATAACCCTTCCAGTTTAGACAATAAAATAAGTCCCTCAACTCTATCTTTATACATTTTAACTAATCCACTAATTTCTTCTGTTATTACATTCAAATGATTTACCCAGTCTTCATTATTCTCTCTCATTGGAATTAACTTCCATAACTAATTAATCAATCTCTTTAAATCCTACTCTTTTGTTTCTAATGGGAAATTAATATCATATTTATCCATCAAAAACACTCATCTCTCTTAATGTTGACCAGTTTGATTTATAAGAGCCTTGATTATCAATTAGTTTTCTTCTTTTATAGAGACGCTGCATATGATGACTTTGACGTTCTGCTTCCTTTTTCAACTCTATTAATTTGGCTAAATGATTGGCCTAGGAAGTCATTTTAAAATCTGTTCCAGAATATTTCATTCTCGTCTATTCTATTGAAGCCACCTGGCGTTGTAACCAAGTATTATACATTAGAATAGCAAGAATATTTATTTCTTCTGTCGTTAAATGTGCAGAAAAGGCTGGAATAATAGTTGCTATTCCAGTCTCTTCATCATTATTTTCTATATTGGTAAAACTGTATAATGGAAAACGAGGGAACTCAAAACCAGGAAGTGCATCCATTAGGATGTTATACAAATCTTTTTCAGTATCTTCCTATGTCCATTCCATATACATATCATCAGTAATCTTACCAAAAAATCTATCATAAATTTCTTCAAAGGGGGTCGGATCGCCCTAAATTGGATATTTCTTATTATCCATGGCTATAACCTCCCTTATATCAATCAGAAATAGCTACTCTGCGTTTTGGAGCATCCTCACTTGTAGTTGACACTCTTCTTACAGGTTTCTCTTCCTTAGGATTCTTTTTATCATCTGCTGTTAATTCTAATGCTTTAGTAACATTAAATCCTAATTGTTTTTCCAAAGCATCTCTTTTAGACATATCATTTAAGGGAAGAGAAATAGCATGGGATTTAATCAGATCTTTGGTGCCTTCTGGAGCAAAATCAAGAGCATCCTTAAATTCATCTAAAGAACACGTATTCATCCAAGAATCAATCTCTTCTTCTTTCATCCAATACTCTGGTTCAACCCTACCATTAATAAGATATTCAACAATCTCTCTATCATCCACAAGCAAGTAATTATAAATTAATTTGCGGCCTCCAGGTGTTTGTACTAGCTTTTCTAGTTCAGATACTTCAAGTTCCTTGTGTTCTCCAGGGTAAAACATACGGCGCACGCCCAATTCAGGCAATCTATATACAACACGACCTGCGCTCTTATTATAAACAGTGCAACTATTTTTCATAATTTTTATCTCCTTTTTCTCAATAAATAAAAGGGGATAGGGATATTTCCCTATCCCCTGTCAATTAACCATTATTTGGATTTGGGTTAGTATTATCAAGCTCGCCTTGAAGTTCAGTATCAACATAAGAAAAGATGTTATTCGCCATCATTACACCGACACCAACCTTACGGTAAACCTGAATATCACGAGACCAGTCGTCATTATCATCGCGTTCGCGCACGTGGGTAGTACCTTCAAAAGCAACTTTTACAGGACGGCTCTCAGCTCCACCAGGAATAATCCAAGCATAACCTGGATCAATCATCTTTTTGGAGTTAGTCTCATCCTCAAGAGTTTGAGGTAGAATTACCACTCTAGTTCCCTTGTAATTTGCAAGATAACCAGTTCCCCAATACTGATCTCTCATATTGTCAGAAATCCAAGCATCATTGTCTGGAATCATTTTTACTGCAAACTCACGAGTGCAATAAATAGTTGGTTGACCATAAGCAGTAGCAGTATTTACAAGATAATCCATAGTTGGTTCGTCAAAACCAGCAACAGCACAACGGTTTGCTGCGGGAAGCTGATTGATAGAACCCATAAGAGCTTGAGCAATCTCTCTATAAATAAGCTCTTGCATACCCTCTGTTACAATTTGAGTAAGTTCTGCAAAGTTTACTCTTCCATCAAGGAACTCCTCAAATCCGATACGAGCAGCTCCACCAATGGCGCTTGTTCCAACTTCGAAGCTCTCAGAACCAAGCTTAAAGGTCTCATACACACCAGCAAGCCCCACACGAGTAATGAATTGCTTAGCGCGAGTAAGTCCAGTTCTACGAGTAAATACAGGCTTGTCGCCTTGTGCGAAAGTTCTAATCTCAGCAAAATTGCCATAAGAATTGAGTAAACGATTAGGAACAACTTCATCCATAGTCTGCTCAATTAAAGAGAATAGAGTATTTTTATTTTCTCTATAAAGTTCATCTGTGCCAACAAATTCATTTAGCTCATTACGCAAAGTAGTATTTAAAGCGTCATAGCTAAAAGACTCTCCTTGATAGCTATAGGTACCAGAAGGATTTGCATTAGCGACAGTTTTCATTAAACTAAGTAAATTAGCTTTATCTAACATTCTTCTTCACTCCTTCCAATTAACCTACACGCTGTACTTTTACACCAGGTTGAAGATCTGGCATAGTATACACTTTTACTACTGCAAAGATAGGATCTAAATCTCCACCTTTAGCAGAAGTTTCAGTATCTTTAGTTAAATATCCATCAGTATCAATCTTTAGACGATCGCCTACTGCAAGCTCTCCGGCATTAGCTTTAATGGTATTAGTAGTCCAAATATCACCAATACTAATCTTAATTACGCGAGGTACCATTTTAGTTCCTTCTGGCATCAATGCAGGATAAGTAAATGTCTCCATATTTTTCTTATATGCTACATCACTACCTTCGCGTACAGCTTCTCCGGTATAATCACTTATTGTAGCAAGTGTAGAAACTGTTTGTCCAATTGGACTATATACACGAGCATTATAATTATCCTTAATCATAGCAAAATCAGCATCAGTTTCGCGATCTCTATAAATCTTTACTTCATTAAATACCATCATCCAGGCGCCAGAAGTAGCTTCCGTACTAAAATCGCATACGCCTTTTGCATAATCATACTTTACAAATTGACCGTTCTCAAGAATCTCAATAGCGCTAGCTGCGGGAAGCTGAGCATATACTTGACCATTTCTTGGAGCGGAAAGATGGTTTGGCTCCACTTGACCATATCCATACTGGACAAAAGTGGCATTACCTAATCTTTTAGAACTCTTAGCCATTCTTTAATCCTCCTTAAATACTGCTTTTAGCAGTTTCACGAATTGCTTTTACCCAATCAGGAACGTTGTCAGTTTCTGGATTATTTAAATTAAAAAGTCCCTTTGGGGTATTATCTTCTTCTTTATGCTTTTCTTCAAGATTGAAATTTACTTTATTTCTAACACAAAGAATAGATAATTTAGCTTCAATATCATCTAAAGAATAAGTATCAATATGCTCAGCGACATCTTTCTTATCCTCATCACTTAACATATAGAAACTATCAATCATTTGTTGTTTACTTTGACGTTCAGCATTAAGTTTAAATTCTCTTAGTGCTGTAACTTCATTATCTAGATTAGTTTTTTCTTGCTCAAGAGCAGAATATTTAGTCTCTAAATCGGTAAACTTTGTAAGTAACTCTGTATATTCTGTTACTTCTTCAAGATTATACTTCTTACCTTGAGGAGTATCCTTTTTCTTTTCTTTTTCTCCCTCTGGGGCTGGAGCAGGATTTTCAGAAGTCTTTTTCTTCTTATCCTCTTCGGGATTTGGAGTATTTTTCTCGAAATCAGTAGGTACTTTCTTCTCATTCTCCATAGGTTCTTGAGAGCCTCCTTTATTTAAAGTTTCTTTTAATTGATCCATCATAGAATACATCATAGTTTTAAGTTTCTAAAACTCTTGATTATTCTCTAAAGAAAATTGAGAACTAAATTGAGCTCCCTCGAAACAAGGCTCAACATTTTCTCCGAGAACACATAATTTCTCAATCAATGCCTCATTGTAGATAAAGATTCTTTCATTTGTTTTATCATCTTTTGTCCAAAATCCTGATTGATTTTCTTCATTCAATTCCATAGAATGGTTATTGCCATTCTCCAGGATTCTTTTAGATTCTGGATAAACGCTAGTCCAAATGTATACATCTGTCACAAGATATTCTCTTTCTACGCCTTCATCATTGAACTTCTAAAACCATACATTTGCATTTGTAGGAACAAATCCATATGGTCTTGTGGTATCAACAATAGCAAACTTACCATCTCGAACAATAATTTCTCTGTTGTGGCCTTCAAAATCATTTATTTCATGATTAAAATATCCAACAATAGGACTTCCTGGTAGTTTACGTCCCATTTCCGCGGCCACTTCTTTGGTAATTACAGTATGGTTGCGGTTAGGTTGCTACCCAACATAGCAAACTTTGCAGACACCTTTACTAACTAGAGGAGAAATCTAAGTGTTCTAAATATATTCCATCGTATTTAAAATGGGAACACTAATATGCAAGTTCAATCCCTCCTTTATGACGAACTTTCTTGATTAGCTATTGTCTTATCTGACTTTTCGCCATCTTCTTTTTTGGGCCTGCCGGCTCCATTAGTATTAGTTGAACTTGTCTACTTATTCTAAGAATTAGTTTTAGATGACTAATTATTATTACCCAAATCTTTTCCGCTTCTGGTATTAGAACTCATAGGTGGAATCATAATTTCTGCCAAATTCAATACTTCGTTCTCAAATGTTAATGTAGCTAATATGCTCGATTGAGAGTGACCTAAAGCAATCTGTGGCAACATCTTAGAATAACCCAGTTGAGCGTGCTCTTTATATAATTTAGATAACTCTTTATAATTAAACTAGGTAGTTTCTAACATTTCCGCTCTAAACTCATAATGATTTTTGCGATTAAATTTCTCTACTACTCGATTTAATAAATCTGTAAACATAAGAGGAATATCTCTTACGCTAGATTCATCTGTCAAAATAGAATTTGTAACTGCAATATTGCCATCTGCATTAAACAAATTATGAGTTACACCTGAGTTATTATAAACTGTACGTTCAACTTTTTCTAAATCGTCTGTCGTTGTATTAGAATTATTATCTTTTGTATCAATTTTTTCAATATCTGCAAAAGTTGTTAATACATCTACACCAATAGCTCGTTTTAACATAGTTACAGCATTATTATGAATATCCCTTGCTTCATCAACATCAAAAATCAAATCTCCATTTTTATCAAGAGGCAACTTCTAAATAATAATTTTTAATAATTGTTGCATTGTCTTTTGACGATCTAATTCTTGCGCTTGATCCAAATCAATAATAGAAGGAATAACCCCAGATAGAAAAGGAAATTCATTATCATTTAGACTAAACTTTACAGAAATACTAGGATCTAGTGGATACCATACAGTAGTATCACCTGGATAATCCCCTTTTAATTTTCCCTGTTTATAAAGAATATATGCCTTTTGAATATCCTGTGGAAAAATCTTTAATATCTAGATTTTATATTGCGGATTGGCAAAATAAGTGTCAAAAAACTAAAGATTTAATTCTACTATTGGATTAGGGCCCTAGAAATATCTACTTCTGCAATATGAAGCTGGTAATTTCTAAATTGCAAATCTATCTCCAAAATCAACAATTACACCATAATAAGCTCCTTCTTTAATAATATCTAATGATATATTTCCAAGCATTCTCTTCACACTAGATTTATCAAGGTAAAGCAAGACCTTTGAAAAATCTTTTAATAACTTATCTTTATCTTTCTACGCATCTACTGTGTATGGAGTAATATACCAATCAAATCTATATAAGAAGGCTAAATATTTACATAATCTATAATAAATACCGCTACTTTCATAAAAGTAATTAGAAATCTCTCTTAAAGTCTTGTAATCATGTTTATAAATAGCATTTAATACAAACTTTTTATCTCCATAATTTCTATTTATCTTTTTATATGTACCTAGATTAATAAGCGCATCATCCACAGACCGTAATCCAACTCGCATTTTTGCATAATCAACAGTATCATAATTCAAAAAATCTTCTTCCTATTGATAACGAGTAATAATACCTCGATCTAATAGATCAAAACCTTTAGCTCTTATTTCTTCCTATCGACGTTTTAACAAAATATCACCTCCAGGTGTTAATATCCAGCTTTACTCATTAAATAATCATAAGAGATGATATTTTCCTCCGTATAGGGAACTTCAATGAGGGTAATACCTTTTAATGCACAAAATCTACGCTTTTGATTATCATTATATTTCTATTGGTATAATCCTCTATTTCCACCAAATTTACTAACAGCCTAATAATGCTATTTACCCTGATACTCAATTAAAAAATCAAGATTTCCATCATCATCAAAAACAGCAAAATCAAAACGAAGTGGCCTGCCACTTGGTGCTTTCAGCCCAGGAAACTCATACTCTTCTTTAAAGTTCATGCCATTTTGCTCTAATATCTCATGAATTTTAATTTCTCCACGACTAGCCTTCATATCTTACACCTCACTCATAAACATAAAATCTGAAAATCTTCTACTTTTACGCTTGCGTTTACTATCTTCTTCCTATTTAATATAATATAATCCATATTCAAGCGCAGAGAATTTATCTTTGGGCACAGACTTATTTGCCTGTTTTAAAATAATATTTACACCCTCATTTTCTTCTCGCAAATTTAGCATTTCTTCTCTTAATATAGAAGTTAAAGTGAATGGTTTTAAATATTCTGCCCGCTCTTCTGGTTTCATGGCTTGACCTTTCTTGGTACCAAGTAATTTATTTCTAGCAACTTTTTCGTCGATTAAAAATCTTAACTTTCCAGCCCGCAACTATGTCTAAACATTGCTATGGGCTTCGGTATTAATTGGCGCATTTGCCTTAATTTCATAAATAGCATCATATTCTGTATTATCTGTTCTAAATCGTTTATATTCTCCATCTTCATCATTAGCTACACCAAAATCAGGAAAAACTTCATTGGTATCTGGCACTATTTGTGGTTTAACCATATAATCCATCAATCCAGCACCAAGTCCATTACCGTCAATAACAATAATTTTAGCTTTATAATCATAATATAATCTTTTTAGCTTAATTGCCTAATCTTCAAAATGTTCATCATCCATAGTATATATATTAACAAGAGACTTAATCGCTGGTCCTTGAGACTGAGGGGTTACTTTAAATACACATACAACAGATTGACATTTCTTTCTTCCTACATCAACAGAAAGAACATAATATGCTTGAGCAGAAGAGCGCCCAGAAGATTCATATTCAGGCTAAAGCAATTTTCTACTTCTATCAAAAGCATCACCATTAAAGAAGGCATCTTCTACGGTGCCACTCCATTTAGATTCATACTCTCTATCAAATGATGCTTCATTAAATGTACCATCTTGTTTTAACTCCTATACAAAGTTGCGGGATTGCAATCCCACTAGCACAGGAATTCTCCATGTTCCGCCCATTACAATACTCTTTTCGGGTTCTAGTATCATGCGCACTAGCAAAGTAATCAACTTATTATATGGGAATGTGTTTTTCCACCCCGCAGTAGTTACATAAATCTAAGATTTATTAAGTGTTTCTTCTTCATGAACAGATCCGTCTAAACATCTTCTATCAACGTTCATTAGAGGGATTAAAACTTCATTTAAAATATCTCCATCTACACCAACGCACTCCTCAATTAATCCTCCATGTCTACGCTTACCACGAGAAGATTCTCTAGCCGCGACGTTGTCAAAATAAGATCCATTTTTGAAGATATACTTACAATAATCTTTTCCTTCCTAAGTCTTACCTCTTCGCCAATCAATCTCTCTCTAAAGTGCGGGAATCGCATTACAAATTTCCTAGACTTTTTCTTTTGCAATACCTGCTGCCTATTCTTTTCCGCCAGAAGTAATGAATAGCTTACATCCAGGATATAATATACATCTACACATAAGTACCATTACTGATAAGAATGACTTAGAATAAGCACGGGGAAATACCATGTATACATACTTATATCTCATGGCCGCCCGCAAGAAAATTCTCTAATAAAAATAGAAATTAATTTCTTTTTTTCTTGTTTCATCTCCACCGGTCTACAAAAAGTCAATAAACATATCTGGATATTCTCTCCAAAAAGCTATATACTATCTTGCTGCTGGAATTATCGCACGAACTCTTTCTTCGGAAAGGCCAATTTTCTTATTATTATTTGAAAGGTTTAATAAATCTTTTAATGCCATATATTAAACCTCCTTTAATATATTATTTAACATTTCCTCATCTTTATCTCTTTCCGACTCTTTCATATCTTCATACTCTTGATAATCTTCTTCTGTTAATTCTGAATGCTCGTAATTAAATAAATCTTCATCCTCATCGCTATCTTCAACATCAATATTTGCCTCGCGTTCTCTGTCTTTAACTATTTCTCTTAACGAAGCTTCGATCATATTACCAAGATTCATTTCCTCTGTAACTAGAGTATGAGTATATTGCTGTAAATCCTAAAGAGTTCTATCTACTTTATCTTGGGGCCCTTCCGTATAATATCTAGGAATAAAACCCTCTCTTTCGCAAAGGGCTACTAATTCACCTATTGAATCTACAAATTCACCGGATTCGCCTTTGTTCTAAGCAGCCGTAAATTTGCCGCTTTTCATTAAACTATCATAGGCTTTTTGCATCTTCTAAAAGCCATCAATATCTCCAGCATCAATTAACTAATTTGCTTTTAAACTAGCTTTACATACCATAATAAGAGTATCTTTATGACCTGCTCCTTGAATATCATAAGAACTCATCATATCATTGTAAAGCTGCTCCATTCTTACTCTTTCTTCCCAAGAATATCCGCGGCCCCATTTAAGACGTAATACTAATTTATCTTCTTCGGTTAGCTAATCACCAAAATCATCATCTTCCTCTGGATCTTCATATTCTGGAGTTCCTACAGGGGCCTAAACATCCTCTAATTCTTTTGGTTTTGGAGGAGTTCTATCAATAGACAACTGCTCTTGAATTTCATCTTCTGTAAATCCTTGAGCCTTCATATTAAGAACTTTTTTATCAATGGAATCTTTCTCTAGCGTTTCTGTATCTGCCCAAGTGTATTTATTCCATTGCTTTAATTTCATTTTAGATAAATAGCGTCCAATAATAGTTAATCCAGTAACTTTCTTTGGATCTTTTCCATATTTTCCCAATAAACCATTCCATTCTTCTTTAATATATGGAACGTCAATCTCCTATAAAATCCATTTATAAGTTTCTGGATCCCAGTTATCTACGTGCATAGTAAGACACTTTTTACAAATATCCATCTTTCCATCTGGAGGATACTTCTCTAAATTTTTTGATGTATAAAACTATGTATCATCCATAGTTTTACCACATTTTTTACAATAATGGCTCATTTATAATCAACCTCTTTTCTTATTGCGACAGCGCTTACAGATACTATACAAATTATCCTTACTTGTCTTATTCTTTGAAAAGAATTGATTATGGGCTGGCTTTAATTGCCCACACTTAGAACATTTTTTCATTGGGTATCCTTTTTGTTTATACTACCAACGTAAAAAATCTTCTAAAGCCTCTTCCGCAATGAGTTTAGGAATCTTATTTCTCCATAGGCTAGAAATATATTCAACGCTATATGTTTTACCAAACTCATTTTTTAATATTTCCTATATTTCGTTATTCTACTTTTTATCAATTTTGAGTTCAACAATTCGTAAATAGATTGGAAAGTCTTTGAGAGCTTTATCACATATTTCTTCAAATGATTGAATTAAATACCATGTATCTCCCTCAAACTAATCATAACTATCCTCTTTTAATTTTGAATAATTGCATAAAATAGCAGAAACAACATTGGCGTCCATTAGCGAAATACCCTTTACCACTACCTCCTGTCCATTAAGATAACTCTAATCATCAAGAGGAATATGAGTTCTTACGGATCTCGTTAATTTACATGGTATAATAGGTTTCTAATATGCTTGCTTAATGATATACTAATCTTTTCGCATCTCTATTAATGCTTTTTTCATCATATATGCCTATTTTGTCCCAGCAGCGCGTTTTAAAGCGCCCTCCCAGACATTAATGGTTTCTCTCAACTATTTTAAACATGGTATAGTATCTAAATCTTTCTGTGTAATAGAAATCTTTGGCTAAAATATAACATTTTTATTTTCTGACATTAAACCATAAATGCCATCCTCGCCATTTTCCATCTATGACACAAGCCCTTCGAAAGAACATTCTCTTTTATTAACAGTAGCCATTCTATTATCTGTTAATATATTCTTTTCTTTCTTCTCTTGCTTTTCCATACATAGAACTAAATAATCTGCTAATATTTCTAAATAACTCGGAGTAAGATCCGGATTTTCTTCGATTATTTTTTCGACAAGCGCTTTTCGCTCTTCTGGAGACTCAATAGTATAATCTAATTTTATCATACTGTCATCTCCTTTTATACTCATATAATAACAAAAAAATACTAGATTGTCAAATCTTATTTGATTAATTAAAATTATAATGCTATAATATAAATAGAAAATAGTAGGAGGAATATAAAGAAATGTTCTTCGATGAACCTTACAATGCACTACCAAAAAACGCATAGTATTATTTTAATATTTTAATTGTATGTATCGCTGTATCTCCATAGTATGCCCAAGAGACATTTCAATAGAACATTATTAATATGTGGGATATATAGGGAATTACAGACGGGAGACCTTATGCTGTCCATATTTATACAACACATCATATAAATAAAGATTTTTAGTACGAATTATAGTGCTTACCTCATTAGGTGTTAGAAGTAGACAGCGAATAGGGTATATCTTTTTATGATATGATAGATTATTATACTGATGATCCATGGAGGCTAGAACCAGAGAATGACGAAATAGATTAATATAAAAGAGTATTTTAAACAAGAGATAGAGAAATTGCTGGTTGATAGATCTGCAATTCCTTCTCTCATGATTATCGACGCGACGGCCTAGGATCCCGCAAATCAAATTTATATTCGTAATAAAATAAAAGACTTTAATGCTCTTGGTTGGAAAGCAGAAGTATTTAGAGCTAATAGTTCAGTAGAATTAAAGTTATTTTTAGACCATGCGAAAGATTGGGATGCTGTAATAGTCCAAATGCCAATAGCAGACGGGATTGATTTCAATTATAATCAAATACCTGTTTCTAAAGATGCAGATGGATTAAATCCAATGAGTAATATTACTCCAGCAACAGTAAGAGGAATTATAGATTATTTGGATAAATGTGGCTTTAACTACGAAGGTAAATCTGCTGTTGTTTTGGGAAGAAGCGATATTGTAGGAAAGCCAATGGCTAAAGCTCTTCTAGATAGAAATATGACCGTATCAATGTGTCACAGTAAAACAGATATAAACACAAAACTCTATTTAACAAGACAAGCGGATTTAATTATCTCTGCGGTAGGAAAATTTAGCTTAACAAGAGAAGCCTGTCCTAATGCTATTGTTATAGATGTTGGTATTCGTAGAAATGAAGCAGGAATTATTCTTGGAGACTTTGTAGAAATTGATGAAATTGCAAGTAAAAATAAGGTATGGTCAACTCCTGTCCCCGGAGGAGTAGGTCTATTAACAAGATTGGGGTTGATGAAAAATTGTTTATAGTTAGCGAAACAGGCACAAAGATAATGAAATTTTCGGAAGATTTTGACAAATATGCTAAAGATATATTGCATATTCAAAACCCCTTTAAAAAATGGTTTAGAAGGTTGGATGAGGCCATCTCTATTAGTGATGGAACTATAACTGTGGATGTAGACACCTCAAATCAAATAGATAGAGAAACAAAAGTAAACAGAGAAGAATGGATTAAGTTAAGAGATAGGTATGTCGCAGAGAGAATACTGCGGGAACTTGGGTATGAAGTTCTATTAACCTCGTCTTATTTCGAATACTATCCTGATGCTATTCCTTGTGAAGGGGCTTCAGGGCAATGTACAATAGACTGTAGAATGAATGGATGTAAATATGAGTAAAATGTGTCCTTGCATTGATTATTGTTATAATAGATTCGGTCGGTAGTACACACCAGACTGCGACAATACTTGCGATTATGCAATTAAAGTTAAAGAAAATAAAATGCTTAAAGAATATTTAAAGAGATTAGCGGCGGAAACAAATAGTTTACACACTTTATTTGAAGATTGGGATAATTAAATTATCCACTTCTGCCCAACCGCACGGAAGAAAGGAAACTGCAAATGAAACGAGAAGAGCTCAAACAACACGCGCAATCGCATTACGCAGACATTAAAGTGAGACTCAAGGAAGATACAGATCGCGCAATTATAAACTCTGAAATTTTTGGCCCCAATCTTCCTTTTCCGCTAAAACCGCAAGAAACCTACCATAATACCTTTTATCTTAAAGACCAAGATAGCGTATCCTGTCTATTTGGTTTAACCGATCGGAGCAAGACCGCAATCTTAAATTATGCAAGCTATAAACATCCAGGTGGTTACTTCCTTGGAGGCAGCTCTGCACAAGAAGAGGCATTGTGTCACGAAAGCAACCTTTATCCTATTCTTCTTGCTTTTGATGATACTTATTACGCATGGAATAGACAGAGACTAAATCGAGCCCTATATCTTGATAGAGCTATCTATACTCCTGATGTAGTATTTGAAAAAGACAATGGTAGAAAATTAGCTGATGTAATTACTTGTGCTTCTCCTAATTATAGAACAGCACATACTTATCAGCAAGTTCCTCTTTCTCTAAACAATAGGATAATGGAAGAGAGAATTAATTTTATGTATCGGATTGCCGAGGCTAAGGGAGTGGAAAATTTAATCGCGGGAGCCTGGGGCTGTGGTGTTTTTATGCAAGATCCATCAACGGTCGCCACCTTGCTCGTAAGCGCAGCCCGCAATTATAATATTCCAAATATTTATTTTGCAATTCCCGCAATTTTAGAATTTTCTTGGAGGTTTTGGAAAAATGTTCAAGCAATTAATTATCGCAAGACGAGATTTAAATATGTCTCCAGGGAAACTTGCCGCACAAGTTTCCCATGCTTCTATTGCTTTTCTTTTGGAAAAGTTATATTGGGGAAGTAAAGAAGTTGTTAAAGAAAGAGACGGTCTTATGTATCATATAGGAATAAGCCTCGATAGAGACTTATTCCATAACTGGATAGCGGAAGCGGAGACCAAAGTAGTTTGTAGAGCGAAGAATAAGAATGATTTGCTAAAAGCTGTTGCAATGGCTAAAGAATTAGGATGGGAAGAGAATAAAGACTACTGGCTTATTTATGATGCTTGTAGGACGGAGTTAGAGCGTGAAGGCCCGGAAGGGACTTTGACGTGTATTGGATTTAGGCCAATGGAGGCGGAAGAAATTGATAAAATTGGGAAGAAGTATCAGCTTTATAATTAACATAATATTAATCGTATTGTTGTTAACTGCTTGCGGAAAGGAGAACGATCGTTATCCAAGGCTAGAGTATATTCCTACAATGTGGAGATCTGATGCGACTAATATTAAACTAGAGGATGGATATAATTTGATTTTTAATTTTGAAGCAACCGACGATGGATAAGATGCGGAGAGAAGAAGTGAGTTCTTCTCTCTTTTTCGTTATTGAGATTGAAAAGTCGATTTAGATTTTGAAATGGCGTGGCAGAACGATTTTACAAAAAAATTTCCAGTTTTTCCCAAAATACACGCCCCTCTTTCACATGGTAAAGTATTGAAGTGTAGTTGGCCTCTTTCACTCGTTAAAGTACGAAAGCAAGAAAGCACGCCCCTAAAGGAATACGCGCGCGTAAAGGGTTTATGCAAACTGCACAACAAGATGTTATTTATTTTGTGCAAAAGAGAGAGAAAGAAATTTCAAAAAAACTATTGACAAGTGAGCATTTTGGTGGTAAACTGGACTTGTCCAGTAGGACAGAGACAAAAGCACGGCACTTTGAAAATTAAAAAATTTCAAAAAAGGTATTGACAAACTGCTAAAGGTTTGATACAATACAGACAGAACAAAAGAGAACCACATCACAAAAAGAAAGGGAGTCAAAAGAGTATGAAAAAGATTGATTTTACCAATGAAGATCGAGCCATTATTATGGAGTATATGGCGGCTAAGATGGCTAAGTCTGCGGCGGAGGCGGCGGAGAAAGCAGCTAAGGCTAAGGCTAAAAAGCTATTCTCCAGATTAGGTAAGGCTTTTAAGGCTACGGACAAAACAAGTTATCTATATGGCACGGTACAAATGCAGGGTAAGGCGAAAGCGGTGGTATATAAAGAAACTACCGCAAAAGGAACGGTTGACTGGAAAGCCTATGCTATGGCATTAGGCGGGACAAAGGCCGAAGCAGAGCAATTCCGCAGACCTTCCGATGTTCGTACCTCTTTTGATTGGGCGACAAAGACCCAAGAAGAAGAAATTAGAGGATAACAGTTTATAAACCCTGCCTTGCAAAACACAAGGCAAGGCAGGGTTATAATAATTAAAAGAAAGGGGCATACTATATGTATCAGTTACAAGTTTTAGCCAATGAGAAAATGCGCTATTATGAACCATTCACCCTTTCAATGGCAAGATGGAAAGCCAGTCACGAGATAGTCAATCCTAATCATTGGATTGTGGATTTATCCAGTGGAGAAATCGTAGATTAAAAAGAAGCTGACCTAACGGCTATACGGGGAGAAAGGATAAAAGACTATGAACAATTATATTAAGTGGTTCGTTGGGCCTACTTTTAGAAAGCGTGAATTTATTAAACTTTTGCGGTATAAGATGAATGTGCGTTCCGCAGAGGTAGAGGACGGCATCATCTTAGACCTGGATGCTTTTAATGCCATGCGAGTGGCCTATATGCCACACTGGGCTTATATCAATAGAAAGTTTATCAATAGTAATCTGCATACCAGAATTGCAAGCGAAGACGAATATAAGGTTGCTATGATCGGAGATACAATCGGCACTGAATGGGTTAAAGAACAGGAGGCAAAGAAATGGAAATGAGAATTATTAAGCGGATAGGAGGCGGCATTTGTGCCGCTCTCCTACTCTGGACAGTTCTTAGTTGGGCTGATATAGTGGCGGATAACTGTGAGCCAAACCCACAGCACAGCGAATATAATATGTTCGTTCTCATGACTAAATAATAGGAGAAAAAAAATGTATAGAGGGACTTATATCGACGCCATGGGCCGCAAGCGCAGAGAGATGGGATATTTCAGTCTTAATAAGCCCACTCTGAATAAACTCCATATACCAGTAATTGTCCAAGCGAGAGATAAGACAAGTGCGGCGAATAAAATCAATAGGAAATATAAGTTGCGTATAAGTCCCAGCAATCTGCGGGAGGTGCCGATGGGCACGGGCTATCTCATGGAAACCATGGAGCTGTAAAGGAATAATACTTGACTGGCAATCTGCACAAAGATTGCCAGTCATTTTTATGCACTTTTCCATATTGACTTTTCGCCGGGCCGCCAGCGTGCGCCGCGGCCCGAATTTTTATTTATTCGGCAATTTCAACAATTATATGACCGAAAGTCTGTGCAATTCGACGAAAGTTTTTCTCCCGAAATTACTTGACATTCCTCTTGTCATGTGTTATTATATACTTGTCCAGAGGGGCAAGGTCACAAAAAGAATTTGAAAGGAAGTAAAAGAAATGACTTTGAAAATGATTGCAGGTCTGCTTTCTCCGCTCGCAGAAGATACCATGTTCTTTGACGGGAAAGGGGTCGAAATTATCAATGAGAATACCCAAGCTCATTACCATGAGCTACCTGATCACAAGATAACCCTGGGAGGAGACGTCATTGAGGCGTCTAAGGAATGGGTGCTGGGACTTCCGGTAACTGGTATTCAAGCAAGAGGCAACAATCTAATCATTTATGTAGATGGTTAAGAAAACTTGCGGGAGTGGAGGCCACAAACCTCCACTCCCCATGATAAAAAGGAGGAATAAATATGATTGCTGTTATTAAATTTGAAAGTGTAGAAAAATCTGCGGAGTTTGGAGACACAATTTGTAATATGGCTGGTTGGTGTTTGAATCATCCTCTTAATTCCAATGTTACCGGCTGTGTTCGTACTCTTGATTTTAATACCGGCGATAAACAAGATAGAGCCTTATATAATTATCTGCTAAAAATTGGAGCTTTCGAGGAGGTGGAACTAAAGTGAGTATTGAGCGTTTACCGCATACATATCCTATCGGTTCCACTGTTTGGACAAATAAGGGATATGGCACAGTTCTACTTCACATTGGTAAATACCATCTGGTTTGGTTACAGAGATTAGGGCTGGCGTAATGCCGGCCCTATTGATTTTTTCAAAAAAATATATTATAATAATTATAGAAAAATAAAGAAAGGAGTTTTTCTAATGACCTTAGAAGTGCTGTGAAAGCACTCGCGGTTATTTTGGAGTTCTGTTTGAACTAGGATTCTTGTAAAAATTGTCCTATGTCTCAGTTCTGCCAGAAAATGCCTTGCGAGTGGTAAATGTTCCTTCCGATTGTTCTAAATCGGCGATTCCCGTGATGGAGTCGTTTTTCGCACGAGCCTAGGTCACTAGAATTTATTTATCAAAATGCAAGAAACTACTTTCTCTCGCAAATTGGATTCAAGTGGTAGAATTATGATTCCGATTCGTTTGCGTGAACAAATGGGACTTACTTCCGGTTAGGAATACTATTTCACTACTATGGTAAAAGATGGCAGAAAATACATCTGCATTGACTGCGGGTCGGTTAATTCTTCGCTTGAAGAAGCTATGAAAATTATCCAAGCAAACGGATTAAAGATTGTTGAAAATGCCGATTAACTTCTCAAAAGAAAGGGAGTTGTTGGTATGCAGAAATTAATGACCTCCTGAAATTCAGGAGGTTCTTTTTTTATTCGTTCGCCCGGCCGTGCACCACAGGCGCGGCCGGATTTTTTATCAAGAGGCAATTTGCACAATTTTAGGCTCGAATTGTTGTGCAATCTGACGGAAGATTTTTTCCCAAAATTGCTTGACTTTCTATCTGTTATCTGTTATACTTGTATCATCAAGAGGGGAGAACAAAAGCCCTCGAAACAAAAGGAGAATGAGTTATGTATCTGGTAATGGCTGACAGTAGAGAAAAGATTATCGGCGTTTCTGATACTGAAACTGGCGCACGCCATGCGGGATGGGACTGGCTCAAGGCCCAGTATTCCGAAAGCGAGTGGAGCCAAATTCTGGAAGATATGGACTATGAGAATGAAGGGGACTTGCGGCATGACCTTCTCATGGGCGCATATTGGGAAGATTTCGATATGGAGATTATCGAGGTTAAGAGGGTATAAACCCTCTTAACCAGAAAAGGAGTATATATATGACTACCTTCACAATGATTGTTTTGATTGCGTTTGTGGCCTGCCTTGCATGGCAGTTAATGGCGGCTGCTCAAAAAGGCTGTATTCGGCTTGAAATCATGTTTGCCGCAGAAATTCTAATGTTCGCATATTTGGCAAAAAATTTGATGTAAAGGGTTGACAAACCGCTTAAACAGTGGTATAATCAATAATGTAAAGAGAAGGAAAACTCATTAAACCAGAAAGGAAATATTGCTATGTATAGAATGACTGAGCAGGATAGACAGGGGATTATTCTTCTGCATAAGACCATGGAGGAGTTCTGCCCAGGAGAAGCAGCACAGGCAATGCTCCAGTCTTTGGGGAAATTCCTGCGGATCGGCATGTGTACTCCCGATGACGCGGCCGATATTATCAAGGGTATTTTCGATGAGGAAGCCGATAAGGCGGTTGATGAAATGACTATGATGGATTTACTTTCCTTGTAAAAAGGGGTTGACAAATTGCCCCTTCTGTGGTACAATAAGACTATGGAAGGGGCAGCCCCAAAAATAAATTAAAATAAGAAAGGGAGTTTTAGAAATGCGTGTTACTAAGAGGATTGAAGCCTATATCAATGACGAGGTCAACAAGATTGCGAACGCCAAGCGAGAGGAAATCCGAGCCAAGTATGCGGGAGCTATGAAAGAGTTTGAGGATTTTATCGAGGAAGGCCGGAAAGAGATTGGGGCGCTGAATACAAAGATTATTGAGCGCGCCACGGCAAAGGGATATAAGCTCCGCCGCTATTATGACCCGGAGTGCGCCAAGTCAAATATGTGCAGTCTTTACAACCCCATCAATCAAACGATGGATGAAGAGCTGTCCACTGTGACAAAGTGGGTAGAGGAAAATGCAAGTCTGATTTGTGTCAAGCTGGAAATGGGCGGCGATATGAAAACTCTGTCTACTCTGCTGGACGAACTGCGGAAATCGCTTTAAGGAAAGGAGGCGCGGGAGTATAGGACTTGTATTCTATGCTCCCGCGATAAAAAAAATGAGAGCTGTTGGTATTGTTCGACATATTGATGACCTAGGGCGTATTGTTATTCCTAGAGAAATTCGTAGGAGTATGCGAATTAGAGAAGGCGACCCTATGGAAATTTTTCTTGATGGCGACTGTATAGCCTTCAAGAAATATTCTCCACTATCTTTTTTCGTTGACCATGCCCACGAAATGCGAAATGCCCTTTCTGTTAATCACATTTCCGCGGCGATCTTCGATTCAGATAAACTTTTAAGCGGGCCTAGTTCTTTCAAAATTTCTATACCACCAGATGAATGGAGTAATATCAGCCAACCTGCGACAGCGTGGAAATCTATGTTTATTACTCCCATTTTTTCTGATGGGGGACAAATTGGATTCATTTGTTACAAAAATCTGCACAATGATGAATCTATTCACGAAATGGTTAAATTAGTCGCAAGGTATTTTTCAAATATGGCTGAAAGATAAAAGAAGGGCTTCGGCCCTTCTTTTTTTATACACTAAAAATTCGACGGCGCGCTGACGCACGCGGCGCGCCGAGTTTTCTTATTTGTAAGTTCTATACAATTTTTGTCTTGAAATCTTGTGCAATTTGCCATCTTGCAATTATCCTTAAATTATGGTATTATTAGTACAGAAAAAGGAGGGGTACTAAATGAAACCTTCAAAGTTTATTCAGCCCAATGAATACTTAACCGTGGCTGAAATTTATCGTAGACAATTCGGGCATACTACTACCCCGGTTAATTATGAGATTTATATACGAACTGTGCTTTTACAAGACCCTCTGATCTATATAGATTATATGTCAATGCCTTATAAGGTATATCGGCGTAAAACTTTTTTTGAAAAACTTGTTGACAAGGTGTGCAATGAGTGGTATAATAAAACAAAAGGAGATTGATATACAATGACTAAAAAAATGCTCTGCTTTGACATGGATGGAACTATCGCGGACTTGTATGCAGTCCCTAATTGGCTCGAAAAACTCCGCAATGGAGACCCTACCCCATTCCGAGACGCGGCCCCTATGTGGGACATGGAAGCCCTCCGAAATGCGCTTCTAAAAGCAATCAATAACGGATGGGAAATTAGAGTAATTACATGGCTACCACCTGAAAGCACTCCCGAATATAAGAAAGCAGTCACAGCCGCAAAAAAGGAATGGCTTGCAAGGTATAAATTTCCGGCCCATAAATGTCATTGTGTGGCATACGGAACGACCAAAGCCAAATGTGTATTCCGTAGTTTCTATGAACCGCCGTTTATCCTTTTTGATGATAATGATAAAATTAGGCACGGTTGGCATTTAGGAGATACAATAAATCCAGGAGAGACAGACATAATCGAATATATCAACAATCTAAACTGAGTAAGAGGGCGGGGTTAAAATCCCCGCCCCGCAAAGAAAGGGAGTTTTGCAAATGGAAATTCGGAAAGTTAGTAGGCTTGTTCTCGGTTCGATAGAGAAAAAAGCCTTGAGAGATGCGTCAATCCTCATAAGCCAGATTAGCAGGAATATGGAAGATAATGAAATTGATGATAACTTTCCTGTCTCTCTTGATGATCTGGTATATGGAATAGATGAACTAATCAACAGGGAATATATTGGATATTAAAAATACCCCTCTCAATAATGAGAGGGGTATTTTTTTATTGTCATTTGAGCGGCCCGCGCTTGGGCGGTGCGGGCCGAATTTTTTTCTTTGTAAATGTTGCACAATTTTGGCGGCAAAAAGTTGTGCAATTTGCCATCTTGTAATTCTCCCAAAAGTATGGTATTATTATCATGTCAGGAGGGAAGGGCCAAGAAATCAAGAGGTCGCGAACTCTTAGAAAGTAAAGGAAGAAAATGGGTATTTGTGTTATAAGTCGAGCGAACGCCTTTGGAATAGGCCATTCCATCGTCCAGTAGCTTGCAATAAATCGCAACAAAATTTCCTTTTCCTCTTGACACCAAGCCTTAAATGTGCTATAATAATACCATCAAGAGAAGAAAGGACTTGATAGATTATGATTGATAAACGCAGACATTATGTGCTGGTGGTTGACACTGAAACCGCCAACACACTAACCGAAACCGTTCCCGCTGAAATCGGGGAGGATGGGGAGATTATCACTCCTGAGCGTGTCCGCATGGATATGTCAAATGTACTGGTATATGACTGCGGTTGGGCTGTAGTAGACACCAAGGGCAATATTTACGAAACTGCAAGTTTTGTAAATCGGGACATTTTCAATGACGAGCGGGATTTAATGCGGACGGCCTATTATAATTGGAAAATCCCCCGCTATGTTGAGGAATTGCGGGCCGGCACTCGTAAGATGGCTACAACCTATGAAATCCGGCAGGCTATGCTTGATACTATCGAGCGATACGGCATTAAAGAGGTGGCTGCTTATAATGCCCGGTTTGACGATAACGCTCTGCGGGTCACTCAACGATGGGTCACTTGCTCTAAGTTTCGCTACTGGTTCCCGTTTGACAGTGTGGAAATTTGGGACATTATGAAGATGACACAAGATGTTATCTGCAATATGCCCACTTATAAGAAATTCTGTCAGGAAAACGGATATGTCCAAGCCAATGGCGTTCCTCGTAAGACTGCGGAAATCGTGTGGCGGTTTATTTCTGGCAATACCGATTTTGAAGAAAGTCATACGGGGCTTGAGGATGTTCTCATTGAGGCGGAAATCATGTGGTATTGTATGCGTCAGCATAAGCCCATGAGAAAGGCCCTGTATGAGAATAAGAGAGAGTTTCCACCTATGACAGATTTTCAGCGTCAACTTTCCGCAAGTATGCGTTCAATTCCAACTATCCGGGTAGGGGCTTAAAGCCCCGCCCGGCAGAAAGGAAATAATATGTCTCAAGTTCATTGTATGCGGTGGAGTTGCCCGCATTATGCCGAGGAAGGCATGGACCCAGAACAAATCTATGATACTATCTGTCCAGATTTTGACACGGAATCACTTTGTTGCTCTTTGGGTGAGCCATGGTTCGACTGTGACGAATATCAGAGACAATATGGAGTTGATGATTTCGAGGAGGAATAAAATGGTAACAAAAACTGTATATACCTCTTCTCTGTGTGCAGATGCCGTTTACATGGCAATTCAAATTATTGAGCGTATGGGATGGTGTCATGATGATATTGACGAAGATGGAAATATGCTGGTAAATGTTCCCATTGAGGATGAACACCTGTTTGATTTTCTGGATAACTGTATTTTCTGTTAAGAAGGGCTTCGGCCCTTCTTTTTTTATACAAAATTTGAGCGGGTCGCGCAGGAACGGCGCGACCCGAGTTTTTCTTTGTAAATTCTGCACAAAAATTTCAGCCCCGTTTTGTGCAAAATTCTGCACAAAAACTTTCTCCCAAAATTCTGATTTCTTGTGCAATTTGACGCTTGCAATCTGCTTTTGCTTGTGGTAAAATACATTCAGAAAGTGAGAGAGACGAACGGCAGACAGCGACAGCGAATTTCTTAAAAATCTTTCAAAAACCTCTTGACAAGCCTTTAAAGATGTGCTATAATAAGTACAGAAAGCAAAGGCAATGTACCTTGAAAATTAAATAAAAAGGGCTTGACAAACTTTCCAAAGTGTGTTACACTATAAGGGAGGTTGAGAGGGCAAATAAGTAAAGAGCAAAAGTTCTTGAAAAAAGTTTGAAAAACCTCTTGACAAGTACCAAATAGTGTGGTACAATATAATCAAAGGACAAGGACAGTCCTAAAAACCAGAAAGGATGTATATTATGGACGAGAAGAAAATCCGCATTACTAAGGCCCAGCGTTTTGAGGACATTAAGGCCCTCTTGACTGACGGCGAGGTAAAGTATGGCACTACCATCGAGGTGGCTATTACTGTCATTGACCATGAGCTGGAGCTTCTGCGTAAGAAGAATAGCTCCAGCGGTGATAAGAAGCTGACTTCCACCCAGCAGGAGAATGAGAATTTTAAGGAGCAGATTATGGAGTATCTGGCTGGTCTGGATGCCGATACCGATGGCGTGACCTGTACGGAAATTTTTAAGGCTATTCCTGATCTGACGGCCTATTCTAACCAGAAGGTCGCCGCTCTTGTGCGGCAGTTGAAACTCGATGGTCGAGTAGTCTGCACGGAGAAGAAGGGCAAGTCCCTCTTTAAGATGGCGTAACCCCGTATAGGGCGGGGTGAAAATCCCCGCCCTAACTTATAATATGGGGGTGATATTATATCCAGTCGCATTAGTGACGCTGAACGGATTGCAAGGTATAAAGCTCTGCAATTAACGCCGGAAGAGGAGGCAGATTTATTGGCCTATGATAAGGCGGTAGAGGCTGATAAAAAGACTGAATACGATTTACCGCCAGAAAAGGCGAAAATCGCTCAAAAGTTTGCCCATGCTGGAACGCGCAAACAGCCAACCGCATATAAGTTCACTACACGGCAACGCAAGCCAAACGCCACGAAAGGCGGTATAATTGCGGAATTGGCAGAGTTTTTGGAAAAAAACAGTCAATTCTCTATCGCTGACTTGTCTATTACTAACAAGGAAAGACAGATTGCGTTTTCTATTGGTGGGGATAGTTTCGAGTTGACGCTTGTGCAAAAGCGTAAGCCGAAGAAATAACGGGGTAGGGTCGGCCTACCCCGGCCCTACCAGAAAAGAGGCAAGTTATAGTTAGTTTGCAGACAAGGGGAAAAGAGTTCCTATATGTCGGACATTATATCGACAAAAAGGGGCGCTATATTCTCAAGATTGGTACGACAAATGACCTTGAACGTAGAGCCGCAGAGCATACGAGAAATTATAAGCGGGCGCCAGATTACACCATGCCGGAAGATGGTTCCTTTATCTATGATTGGCATATCAAACTTTCCAAGTATAATACCCTACGATACGAGGATGTAAACCGGACTTTGTGGCAGAATATGGGAATTGGTCGTTTTATCAGAAATGATCGTTTCTTGTGCGACACTCCCCCGGCCATGGTTACGGTGGTTATTCGCAAGGTATATCCAATAATTCTCAACTAAAGAAAAATCTCCCCTTATGGGGAGATTTTTTTATGCAAAATTTTGAGCGGGCCGGTCGCGGGCGACTCGGCCCGAATTTCCCCGATCGGACCATAGCGCAAAATTTTCATAGCAACTTGGCCATAACGCAACTTCATAGCGATTTTCCCAAAATTCATAACGCCATCTTCCAAACACCGATCGGCCCTACTTTACTTCTTCCTTTATCTAGTTCCGATCGGTCCAGCAATATTGGCTCTCTCGTCCAATTTTTTATAATAAAAATCTTAAAATTGTCAAGTATTCACAGTACCAAAACTTTCTAAAATACAACTAGCAATAGCAAAGATATAGCTATGAAAAACAAATACGACCAGAGATTTCTTTCGCGAAACCGATCGGTTTAACACAATTTTATGATAAAAATAGCTTAAAAATAGAGATTTTAGCTAGATAAACCGATCGGCCCGCAATCTTTTACCTCTTGTTATCGCAAAATATAACGAAAAACCTCTAAAATCTTGCAAAAATGCGCGTTTTTCTAACAAATTTACTTAAAAATAAGCAAAAAATGCCTCGTTTTTCTCAAAATTTCTTGATATTCACAGAATTAAAACCATTAAAGATACAGCAAACAATAGCCAAGATGTTGCTAACTATTTGAAAAGGAAAAATCTTTTCCGCGGGATTCCATTAAAGCGATCTTTTTATCTAGACCCGATCGGTTCGACAATATATAAAAAATATAATATAATATATACATAAGATAAAGAAAAGGAGGATTTTAGTTTAAGAAGCATCATAACGCTTTTTCTAACTAAAAGAACTTATTATGAATAGTTATGAGATTATGATTCGTGATGCAATGCAGAATGGTTTTACTCAGGAGGAGATTGCAAAGGTATTTACTGATGCTATGAATAGAATCTCCGAGGCTAACGCCGCAGACCGTGAGCGAGATATTCTTCTGGATGAGATTGAGTCTACTTTCTATGAAAATGTTGATGACTTGTCTCTTACTGAGGATGACGTTGGCCGTGTGGCTGCGTTGGTTTATAGCAAGAGCAATCCTAAGTGGACAGCTAAGGATATTGAGCAGTTTATGCAGGCTATGACTGTAACTGCTAAGACTTCCGCTAAGGTTGTTAATGCAGAGAGTCTTGATGAAGTAATTGACATTGCTGTTGATTCTATTTCTGATGCTCTTGCAGGTAGTATGAATAAGGCTAAGACTGATGAGGGCAATATCATGGAGTTTTTGAGACATTTGAAGTAAGATAAACAAGAGGAAAAAGATTAAAGGAGAGAAGTGTTGTAGCTTCTCTCCTTTTTATATATATTATAATCGCGGAAGGCTAGGTTTACGATCGTTGTGATGAGTGTTGTGATGGTTCGTATCTAGACCCGATCGGCACCCAACTCTACTATTTTATCAATTTCTACTATTTTATCAATTTCTACTATTTTATCAATTTCTATTATTTTTTTTCTATTATTATTTCTTTCTCTATCCATCTTTATTAGATCTCTCTCTTCTCATATCCTTACTCTCTCTTATCTCCTATTTTTTTTAATTTGAAATTCTAAATCAAGATTTTTTAAATCGAAATTTCTAAAACCTTCCTTAATATGGCTACTTCGTAGCCATATTAATCTCCCCTATTCTCTCCATAAGATACCTTGCCTTCTTCTTCATCATCTTTAAAGTAAACCAATACTGGTTCATACTAATTTAATCCATTTTTCATGAATTGATAATTTTCTACCTTAATCGGTTTAAATACTTCCATGCTTTAATCCTCCTATTCATCGCTTTTTCACAAATACATGAAAAAGTCGCGACTGTTATCTTAACTCTGTTATCTAATATATGTTATATTTGTTGTATTGTCAGAATACCATGAAATGGATTTTTATTTACTTTCATGGTATTGTCAGAATACTATGACATGGTATTGTTGGAAA